TCAAGCTACCCGCCTAAGTGCGTCGTCGACCATGCTGTAGAGCTCGTCGATTGATCCCTGGTTGACAAGGATGGCATCCATATCCTCGCATCCTTTCTCCGACGCGTGATTGCCGGCAATCCCCCCGCGACCGGCAAGAAGGTAGATGTTGCCGCCAAACTTCCTGATAGCGGCGGCCTCGTTCGGTAAGCGGCAATCGTCAACTACGACCTTGTCGCCAGAGACCAAGACAGCTTCGACACGCCGGCGCCATAGGCTTATCCACAGATCCTCGCCGATGCATCCCCGCCCCCACTCCGTCCCGAGCGTCTGCATGGCGTGCCGCGGCGTCTTGCCAAGCAACTTCGAGCTTGGTTGCTCCTTGAGAGCGCCCTCGATCTCAGCTTCCGTCAGACCGATCGCGCGCATCATGTCTTTCAGCGGGCCAGCGAATTTCACCAGCTTGTAACCGCGCCGCTCGACGAGATGGCGAGTGGCCGTCGATTTGCCGCTGCCCGCCACGCCAGTGAAGGCGACGACATCGGGAAAATTGTCGTTGGCGGCTGGCATGCGTCTGAGAACGCCATCCGCACCGCAGTCAGTCGCCTCCGCCTTTCCGATCGCAGCTCCGAGCGCAGCTACCTGATTATTGTCATTGGCCGCCTTGGCCGGCGACAGGCACGGAATGCCGATGAGATCCCCATCTACGGTCCATGGAGACCAGTTGTCCGAATTGGGTGTCATACCTTCTCCTCTTCCTTCACAGGCGCCCTACGGCGCGGTTCTTCGATCGACGGTGCCAATGGCTGGCCAGGATTTAGCAACGCACGCAGCGAACCAAGGCGGTCGGCTACGAGCGGGCGGAAGCGCGTGGCGCGGAACGGCATCTCATCCGCACCGTAGCCGCCAGGATCTGCGCCGCGCGTCACCTCGGCCAGCCGCACGCCGACGAATTCACCGTCAATGTAGTGCGTGTACGGCCCCACCCACGACAGGGTATAGATTTCGCCCTCTTGGATGCCTTGATCGATACTGACGTGCGGAAAGGTGGCATCGACGCAGACGACTTTTTGTCCGACATAGAAATGGTTCACGCCGCCCTCCTCGACTGCTCCGTGTCGCGCGCCAGGGCTTCGAACGTCCAAAGGAATTCTTGCTCAGCTTCCTGTGGCGTCCAACAACGGATCCAGACGCCAAGCGGATTATTGTGGCGAGCGTGCCAGGGCATCGGCCGCATGTTGACGAGCTCGTCGCCGATGATGCGCGTGTCGGCCTCGTGGACAATATCGGGGATCTCAGCGTTCAGTCCGAACCGCTTGGCGACGGCAAGCCAGTTCCGCTGTTCGATCTCCTTGTAGTTAGCCAGCCACGGCTTGAGCGGTCGCGGCACGTCGACGCAATACGTCTCCGGTGCGTCATGCAGCAGCCCATACAGCGCAGTCATCGGCCCATAAGTGGATCGGAGCCAGCGCGCGATAAGAACGCTGTGTTCGGCCACGCTGTAGTGCAGGATGCAATGTCCAGCGTATCGGCACTGCAGGCTGAGCGAATGCGCAATGTCCTCAATAAAAACTTCTTCCGGCCGAGGATCACACGGCCAGTATTGACGGCCGGTGTATGTGGCCATGAAGTCGCCTTCGCGGCGATCGAGGCCGATATAGTGCCCCACGGCAAAGCCGGCAGACTGCCCGCTCTCATCGGGTGGCGTGTTGTCGTTGGCAGCGACCAGCGTGCGCTGTACGCCGAGTGTGGTGATTGGGTCGCTATACTGTTTCTGCGAAAACGGTATAACTCCGTCTTCGTCTGGAATTCTTCCGCCATATAGGGTCATTCATGTCTCCTCTTCTTGGTAGTCGCCGCCGGCTGGTGACCGGCGGCGGGTTGTTATTTCAGTCGGATTGCGCCAGGCAGCTTTCCGCCGCCTGCGTGCTTTGTGCATGCCTCGTAATTGTGGTAGCTACCGCCGCAGTATGTGCAGCGAAGACTTCCTGCCGTGCCATTCGATGGGCAACATGTATAGGGGTGGCCATGCTTGCCGCAGTAGCCGCAGCGCATCAGACGACCCACCCCATGAACTTCTTGAGCGTATCACCTATGCGCGCGGCCACACCGCAATGCTCTTGGGTGCGTCCGTACGTGGTCATGTGTTCCCCGTGCGGCTCAGGTGTGTCGTGGCAGCGTCGACCGTAAATTACTACTTGGTCGTATCCGTAGTCGTCAGCGATGCGCTTCGCCGCAACAATGGGTATTTCCGTCATCGCCTTCATGCCGCCCTCTTCTGCTCAGCCGGTGTGTTGTCGTTCGCCGCATCCATCATGGCGACACGCACACGCGAAACCTCGCCGAACTGCCGGTGATATGAGATCGACTGCATCGACCGGCCCGACAGGAAGCCGGAGCCGAAATGCCACGCATCCTGAGGCGTTGGCGTCTGATGGCTCTCAGAAATCACGCCGTTGCCCTCTGTGGCGATCTTGCTGGTGTGATGGATGTGGAACCCATGGACGTAGCGGAAGCGCGTGGCGCCCCAATCCTCGGCCCGGCGGTGGGCCATGATGCTGGCCATGTCCTTCAGCTTGACGGTGTGGCCGTGCGTGGCGCCGAGCATGACAGATCCGAATCTGAACCAGAAGAATAGCGACGGATCGACGTCTACCGTCACGCGCGGCTCATTGCGATACCAAGCCAGCAGGAAGTAGGCGACCGCAACGGACGCGTGTTCATCGTGATTGCCTGGCAGGATTCTCACCGTCACGTGGCCATGTCTTCGCAGGTTGGCGTCAATCGCGCGCACGACGAGGCGGCAAGCCGTCATCAGCACCTTTTGATAGCGCCCGTCGACCTGCAGAGCATTGCCGGAACGCGCCGTCTTGTTTTCGTTCGTATCGCTGTGGAGCAGATCGCCACCGCCCAATACAATAGCGTCGGCGCTTGGCGGCGTGCGTGCAATCAGATCCTCGACTGCATCGCCAATGACCCGCTCCGCGATCTTCAGATCCCAATTGGTGTCAGTCTCGCGATGCCAGGCGAACAAACCGATATGCCAGTCTGCTAGCGGAGTCAGCGTGAGCAGCGACGTAGCCGGTGCCAAGACAAGCGGAACTGGCTCGGCCGGAGGCACGTCTACGAAAGCTTCTTTCAGGATCGCCGCAATATCCTGCGGAGCGTATTCGTTGCGGGTCTTGATCCACTGCTGCATGATCCGGCCTTCCGGATCAACAAGCGCTGAAACACCTTTGATGGTGTGACCGGCCGGAACGTTGAACTCTTCGCCTGCCTCTGGACGCTGCTGAACGAACTCGCGAACGACATCGCCGTCTTCATTGGTGACGGTAGTCGTCTTCGTCAGGCGAAATCCAGGCAATACCGGCTTCGTGCCTAGCATCCCGCGCTCAGCCGCAACTTTTAGCCTGTGATTGAACGTCTGCCTTGGCAAGCCAAGCAGCACTGCCGCCGCAGTCTTTTCGCCAAGAGCGACATACGCGTCGGCGGCTTCTTTGGCGAGTTCGTCGCTCAGTAGTGGTGTTGGCATTCCGCCTCCTAGTTAAGTCGCATCGGATACAAAGAATGATGGAACGTTGTTGTAAACTTACAAATTTGTCAAGAAACGCACTTGACGCTTGACTGAGAACAAAAAAGGAACAAATATTCAGTCAGTGAGGTGCGTTATGTGGAAGCTTTGGGAATCGATCATTCCTGGCAGCAAGCCGCGATACAAATGGCGGCATAGCTGGATGGAAAAGCCGGGAACGGATTTCGTCGGTTTCGACGGCGATAGGCAGATAGGTCGCATTTTCCAAATCGATGAAGCGTGGACCAAGGAAAAGTGGTTTTGGATCGTTCACACGGAGGGCGAATGCAAGATGAATTGGCCAACTGCAGGTTACGAGATCGACGTCACATATGCCGCTTGCCGCGTCGAAATGGTCTATGAGCACATTCGCAGAGGCGAGCAGCGGTCAGTGCCAGATTGAGCACGAACGAAAAAAGCCCCTACCCGGCAAAGGATAGGGGCTTCTGTCAGCTCGAGCGCGCTGCGCGCTGAGGCTTGTTCTGGTTCTCGACTACGCGATCGACACGAAGCGTCATATTATCGATGGCTGTTTTCACGCCGCCGATTGCGCCCATGATCTGCTCTGTCGTCTCGCGGAGTCCCTCTTTGGTGATGTACTTCTCCGCGGTGTGGAGCTTGTGCTCAGCCAGATCCTCGCGGAGCACAGTTGTCTCTGTTTTCACCTTCTCGACCTTGGCGTCTATCTTCCACCAGATACCCCAGCCGGAGCCGGCAACCATGATGAAGAACCCCACCACTTTCATGATGTCCTCCGCCGTCATTTCTTAGCCGCCAATCCGCGATCTCGCTCCGCATAGAAATCACGAAGCGCGGCCTTGCTGCGTCGGCAATCGATAAGCGCCTTTCGGTCTTTGATCCAAAGGCTTTCTGTCTGGCTTTGCGCCAGTGCGTCCTTGCCGATGTCGACGGGCTGCGCGCAATCTTTGGTGAGCGCGGAATCCGGGGCGGCCAGTGAAGGTGCCGGCGGAGGGCTAACGTATTTGGTTGACGCGGAGCACGCTGGAAGCGCCAAGAGCAGGGCGGCCAGCGTTAGGATCTTGGCTAGCTTCACGCTGCAATTCCTCGATTTTAGATTGAAGGGTGTCGTTATCGGCCTGCATCTGCGCGATGCGTCGTGCTTCTGCGGCCTTGGCGGCGTCGTTAACGGCGCTCTGCCGCTCGACCTCATCAGCGCGTGCCGTAGCAGCATCTGCCTTCATGGTGGCGATGGTGGCTGTGTAGGCCGTAGCCGCCCGCTGATAGCCGCGGTGATCGGCTAGTAGATAGACGCCGACGAACGCCAAGACAGCCACGAGGGCGCCAGATATCCAGCGCCCAATGCTTGTGCTGAGAAAAGCGATCATGTCGACGGACCTGCGTTATCAGGGCTACCTGGCTGCTTCGCCTTGTTCTTGTCATCGGCGATCGAGCCGAAGACGTAGGAGGCGAAGATCAGCCCGATGAGGCCATTCAGGTTGATGAAAGCCGTGTCGAGTAGCGGATTGGTCTGGACATGGAACATGGCCCAGCCTGTGATTGCGCTCATGGCAATCCCCGACCAAATCAGGGCGATGAAGATGATCCGGCGCCGCGCCGCCCAATCACCGGACGCCTTATGATCCATGAAAAACTTCGAAATCATTCCGGGCTCGGCCATTAAGATGCCCCCTCGATCGCCGCCGCGAACTTCCGGGCGTAGCCGGCGATATCAGCTGCCCGATCCGTACCGTTGATGATCTTGCGGGCGCCGATCCAGTCAGTTGTCGTAGCCGTGAAGAAATCGGAGAGCTTCCTGCCGGTGAATCGGCCGTTGGTCATGCCGTCAAACAGGATCTCGACGGCCTTGACGGGATCGAGCGCCATGTCTGGATTGTCGGCAATGCCATACTTGGCGTAGTTATCGTGGCCGGTGATCTGCACCAGTCCGCGCCCGCGATATTTCCATCCGTCGCCGCTTGCTTCGTTGCCGTTGCCCATGCGGTTCGCATAGGCACGGTTCGCGATGCGCTGCGGCTGGCGGGCATAGGATGCCGCCTGCGCAGCGGTGAAATATTTCGGGAAGGTGGCGCGGAGGCCGGCCGCCGAATAGTTCAGGTTCTCCGAGATGGCACACATGGTGTTGTCCGCCTCGTGATAAACCGTCGCCAGCATATAGGCGAGCCAGCGGTTATCGAACGGCTTGGCTTGCCAGGCGTCAATAATGGCCTCTGTGCCATTCACCTGATTCGTCGACAGGCGCCCGCCAAACAGCGAAGTGCGCACCGCGTCGAAGAATTTTGAGTGGTCCATTGTAGGCTCCAATAGAAAAGGGCCGCCGAAGCGACCCCGTAGATTATTTTCTGATTTTTGGTATAAGCAGGGACCTAGATTGCAGGAGAGACCAATTGTTTGGCTTCAGTCTGAAAAAAGATCGCGGCGTTTCCGCTCAAATTGGTGCATGGGAAAAAACTTCGAAGTTCTTCCCGGTCTGGCTTGTCGAAGGCGAATGGTCCTGGGAGGACGGGCAGCTGTGGCGTCGCCGATCGCCGGACGGTTGGCAGTACACTCAGGACGAACCGACGTGGGAAGAGCGCGAAGCCGCTGCCTGGTAGCCATCAGTTCACGAACTTCATCGCTTCTGCTGCGATCATGTCGGCGATATACTGATGGCCGATGTCATTTGGGTGAGCCGCGCTGTTCATAAGCCCATCTGCATTTGCGCGATCCCACGACCGCGAGAATATAGATCTCGTGTCGACGAAACCGCATCCATATTGTGCCGCAACGCTTTTGGCCGATTCTGCGTAGACTTCGTATGTGCCATTGATGAATGGACCCGAACCCGTGGCGGGCGGATCGACCACGATGATGCAGTTACCACGCACGACCGAAGTAACAGCCATGGCCGCCAGATTTCGCTTGAAAAAATAGGCCGTGTTGTTGGTGAGTAGATCGTTGGTCATGCAGTAAAGTACGACGAGATCGGCGGTAAAGGCCGCTAGACCACCGAGAGGTGCCCAAGGCGTCCCGTTGTCGGCGAACGTGTCGGAAGTTTGCCCACGGCCTCCAGATACCGTCACTGCGATATTAGGGACTGTGACGGGGATAAACTCGACGCCATTCCAGAATGCCGGCCCAGCTCCACCATTTTCCTTTACCGTTAGGAGCGTGTTGGAGGCTCCCGTCGACAAGGTTTTAGATTGGAGAGAATTCGCACCATTCTGGTTCAATGACGTCAATAGGCCATTGTCAACGTAAATGCCCACGTTTTGCGAAAGACCCGGAGAAAGAGGATACCAAATATTCAATCCGTTGAATGAGAAACCCGGCTGATAGGTGAGATATCCTTTATTTGGCGTCGTTCCGGGTTGCCATATATGCCGCCCACCCAAAATATTGTTTGAAGGATGCGATGCCCACCCTACCCCAAAGCCAACGCGAGTATCGAAGGTGTTGATGTTCGTGCCATCGATGCTGGTGTTGTAATCTCCCATCCATCCGGTTCGCTGCGCCGTAAGGCTGTATCGCGCAAAGCTCGCGGTCAGCTTTTCACAGAAACCGGTGAGCGCCGTCCCGATAAGACCGCCTGAACTGCCGGAACCTTGACCTGCAACGTGAGAATGACCGTGCACCAAAATTCTGGCGGAAGGACCGCCAGCAACTGCCGCAGCAACCTTTCTCCCGAAGATGCTTCTATTTGTGATGGTCATCAGAACGCCCCGTTCGTGTAAATGCCGCTCATGGTCAAGGACGTCGTGGCGCTGAAATTTGCATCTGTAAGCGCCACAGGACCCGTTGAACCGGCTACACCGATTGACACGGATGTTGTGCCAGTTGCGATAACGCCAAAGGTGGGGCTCTGGGTTACAAAATTACTGCCAGAAACTATAAGCAAACTTCCGCCTGAACTTGTTGCAAACGGAAGGCCGCTTATAGTTGCCGCACCCGTAGCGGAGCCTTTTGATGTCAAGGTGATACCGAAACTTGCGTAAATCAGAGGCCCTATACGCTGATATGTCCCCGATTGAACGCTATAGGTGATGCCGGTCGACGAGCCTCCGAATGCCAAGACTGGCGTCCAGCTACCGCCGACCGTAGCCGTCGCAGTTGCTGCCGATGTCAGGCCGAGGTTTGTGCGTGCCGCGCTGGCTGTTGCCCCTGCCGTGCCACCTTGCGCGATCGATAGCGGCGTCGCCAGACCGGTAAGCGAAGTGATGTCGCTGTTTGCCCCAGAGGCGGCGGCCGACAGGGCGCTCCTAGCTGCTGCGGCAGTGCCACCTCCAGTACCCCCCGACGTAATTGGGAGGACGTTCGCTAGGCTCAGGCTGTTGATATTAACTACGCCGGTTGAACGGGTAATCGATAGTGGGGTATCTATAAATGTTCCAGCATCCGAGTAGCGGTTAAAGAATAAATCGGAGCTGACATTACCTCCAGACTCCGTTCCACCTGTTACACCTCCAATCCAACGAGTGCTGCCGCTGGAGTTGAATTGCCAGCCTCGAGTATTTGCTGCTGGAGTGTTAAAGACGTTTGCTTGACTGGTAGAGGTGAAGGTTTGCACCCCAGACCAAGTATTAGCCCCGTCCAAGAAAGGAATAGCGGTTCCACTCGTCCCGGTATTCTGAGTCGCGGCCGTGCCAAGCCCAAGATTGGTGCGCGCACCAGAAGCGGTAGAAGCGCCCGTGCCGCCGTCGCCAATCGCCAGATCAGTGATCCCGGTAATCGAGCCGCCGGTGATCGTGACGGCATTCGAATTCTGATGCGCCATCGAGCCTAGCGCACCGCAATCCGTGATTATATTGGCGCTTGTTCCCCAGCACGCAATATCTCCCAAGGTCGGAGATGTGGTGCCCGGCTTGAGGAAGTCCGTTACCGGCTCGCGGCCCGCCAATCCGGCACTGTCGTGCCCCACAATATTGGTAAGGGTCCGTGTAGGAAGTCTATCGATCGACACCGTTGCCGATTGCGCATGTGCGCTGGTCGCGACAACGCATAGCGCGAGAATGCCGAAGAATATGTTCTTCAGTTTAAGCATACTGACCTCCATTCGAAGAGACCCCGGCCGATGTCCCCGGGAAGTAATTCGGGCCGGCGCCAAAGGTGTTGATAACGCCATTCAAATTGGCGACATAGCGAACTCCAGTGACGGTACCGGTCACAGTTGCTGCTGGATTGCCTACAAGAATTGCGCCGAGGGCGGTAGCATTCGCGACATTGGTATAGACGGGACCGTTAGTGATTGTGATCGACGCGGCGATAACGATCGAACCCTGCTGCACATACAGCATATTGACCGCAGATCCGCCGAATTTGCAGCCAGTAGAGATGGTTATGCTGGCGCCAGCAGAGCAAACAAGATTGGAAATCGTGCCAACGGCGTCCGTGCCGAATGTGACATTCTGCAAAACGAGGTTCGTGCCAGAATTGATCGCGATAACGCAGGCATTTGAAGAAATAGCTGCACTATTTTTGACAAAGACGCCTGTGAGGAATACTTGACCGTATGAGGCGCCGACTAGTCCAGAGCTGCCGCCGGCCGGACCAGCGCCAGCGATAATGTAGGTATCCTGAGAAGCCGTACTTCCTTTGATCTCAATCGAGCCCACGTTTGCAAATATGGGGCCGGGAGGCGCATAGGTACCAGCAATACCTAGCTGGATGATCAGCCTACTATTCGCCAGGAAATAGCGAGTATTTCCAAATGCCACAGCGGCGGCGATAGTTGCAAAGGCATGAGCGGAATCATTTGCCGATCCGTCGTTGGCGTCATTCCCATCTGTTCGCACATAAAGAGTGACGTTACCGGCCGAGATAACAGGGATCTCGCTATAGGAAATCCCCTGAATCTGCCACGCAGAACCTGTGCAAATGAACTGCATTATTGCGTTGGCAGGCAGGTCACCGATTTGCAGAGCATTCCCTAGACGGGTTTGGATCGGAAGAGGGCCGGCGCCGGCGTCAAGGGTGGCGGCGCCAGTGTTTTTCGTCGTGATCTTCAAAACCACGCCGATGCCTGCGGTATTCGAGGTGACGGCCGGGGTCAGCGTGGTCGTCAGCGCATTTGCCGTGCCGCCGGCCACTGCATAATTGAGTTTCCCAGACTGGATAGCCTTCGCTACCTGAGACAAATCGCTATTGCTGGGCGTCAGTCCGGCAGCCTGGATGAGCGCAATAAGTTCGCGCTGCGGATATTCGACGGCGCCGGCCGGTATGATCGATCCTTGAATGCCCGACGATGGGTTGCCGTTAACATATGACGCGTTCGGATTGGATGTCTGATCGTATGGTTGACTGTACTGCATAAAAATGTGCCCAATAAAAAAAGGCCTCGCAAGAAGGCCTTTTGTTGGAAGAAATGGGGTGGGTGCGGCTGTCGAGCCAAAATGGCGACGCCTTACATTCCGGTCAGATAGACGCCGTTGCTGTCGGTCAGGAAAGTGCCTGAACTGTCAGTGAGGAATGCTGCGGCCAGAAGAGAGTAGTCGAATGAAACTTCGGTCTGCGCCGGTTTCCATCGGCGAATAACGCATTCAATGTCTGTGGCGAGCGCAATGGTCACCATGTGATCAACGCCAACCTCTCCGCCACCCGTGCCGGTTCTGAACCACGTCTCGCGATTGTTCGTGAGCTTGACGGTCCACTGATACCGAATGCTTGGGTAGCCGATCACCCATCGATAATCGTTCGAATATATATCGGTGCGCGTGTCGCCGCAGCGGCTCATGCCAGCCATGTAGGGGGAATATTCCTGAATCATCACGGTATATCCCAGACCCTGAGCCACGCTCACGAAGTATGGAATTGACTGACCGCCTTCGGAGGTCATCTTCTGAACAAGGGCGTTTCGCCTGTCGGCGATCGTTACCGCCTCAGCTATGCAGGGGTCAGGAAGCCCCCATGCCGTCTCCCATGAATCGAGCATTTCTGATGTGACGCGCGGATCGCTTTCGATCTCGAGCAGATCGGCCGCCCTGCCATCGACATAGGACCAGTTGCTGGCAAGACCGTTCAGCACCTTCATCAGGAGAGCGTCGGTCTCACGCGGCCATGCCGGTCCTGTTGGCAGATTGTCTGCCATTGCCTGCTGATAGTCAGATTGGGTCCGCCTAACGTGCGTGTCAGCCATAGGTTATGGTCCCCAGCACCGCCATGGAGCCGTTATCTGGCATAGCCTGGTCGGCCATTGTCAAAGTGAAACTATCCACGCCAGACGCGCCTAGGATCGCATCTGATACCCATGCGGCGTAGATCGTCTGGGCCGGCTGAGATACGCCGTTGGACGAATAGGCAGGTTTCGCACGATCGGCCAGCATGGCTATGACAGCGTTCGAGATGGCTGCGCGTGTCGACGCGTCGTCTCCCACGAGATTCGTAATCGTAAAAGCAATGGGATGGAGCGTCGGGGCGACAACGAACAGATCCTTAGTCGCGACCGGCCTCACTGTATCCAGATATGCTTTGACGGTTGCAATATCGTCGCTGGTCGGCAGACCGTTATTCGACGAGCGCAAATCATCCATCATGAAGCGCACAGTCACCGTGCCGTCGCCCATCTCGAGCGGCGAGCACCAAGCACGCGTAACGCCTGGTACTTCAAGCGTCCACGCTACATAGTCGTCGGCATCGCCGCCCTGTGGCGGCTTTTGGATTCGATCGAGCACGCGGTTTCTGAGAGAAACATCGCTTTCCGCATCAGCGCCGCCGGCTAGAGAAACGACAATTGCCGTGCCATCAACGCCTGAAAGCGCCGTCGTGATCGACAAAGATGTGCCAACATCGAGATTACCATTGGCTCCTGCGGTCTGCGCCTCGATATTGCCGGCTGCGTCACCGGAGCCGAGGGTAACGTCAGCTGTGGTTTGAAACGTGACCGCGCCATTACTAAGCTCGGTGCCGGCGTTAATCACAGTTCCGGCCGTGCCAGTAAAGGTTGCCGTACCGGTGGAGTATGTCGCTTGTTTGCGTCCATTCTTCAGCCAGATCGACGCGTGACGATCTAGCCATTCGTGTTCGGCCGTATCGGGCATCAGCTGCTTTGAAAGCCAATCCAGATACTGCAGGGTAAGATGCGCCATGGCACTGTTGCCGTCCGTCATTATCCTGAGCGGACTATTCGGGACGATCGAGCCAAGTTTCGTGGCTGAAATCATCTGGTCGCGACCGCGCTTTCGCAGCGTCGCTAGATCAGGGGTAGACCAAGTCAAGATATGTCATCCCATAAATCTTGAAATTGCAAAGAGATTAGGGAATTGTTTCCCCGATACAGGACGATCGAAGCTGATATGCTCGTTTCGTTGTAGCGCTGTACATCTACTTCCAATTTTGTTGCTATTTTTTTGTCTAGAAATGGCTGAAGACATTCAATCAAGTAAGTCTTAGCTCTGGCGACGGTCGCGCCGTACTTGTAGTTTTCGTCGGTGATCTTGGCTCGGTTAAGAAGCCACAAGCGCGTACCGACTTGCCAACCGCCCCATATCTCTTCGGCGTCAGAATCACCCCACCATCCTCGAAGGTCAGTGTCGCCATCTACCGGCAGCTCATCGTCAGCGTTGGCGCGCCGATCGGTGCCAATTGCCATCAGGACGGCCGAGATTAGATCGTGAGTGCTGTCGAGCGTATTTTGATCTGTGGTCAGCCAATCGAGGGTGATGGCCTCCGTCCCCTGACCGGGCGCGATGCGAATGTTGCTCAAGCTGGCACTCCCGTATTGCCGACGCCAGGAGTGACTTCGGTGTGAACGTGATCGAAACCGATGTCCTTGCCGTTGTGCGTAACCGTGCCGCCCTCAATTGCCACACCGGCCGGCGAGATCGTCATGGTGACGCCGCCGGCCGTAATGGTGAGGGGATTGCCAGCGGTGTTGATATTGATCCCGTCGGCAGCCAGATGAACCTCAGCGCCGTTGTAGTGGTAGAGCGTCACATCGCCGGCAGGCCTGCCTTTTGGGCGGCTTCGTCGGTCGCCAAACGCCAAAACGACAGGATGCGACCTGTTTCCACCGACAAATCCGATGATTACTTCTGCGCTCCCGTCGCTGCCGCTTGCGGCAGGAACGGCGGTAAGGCCGTAGCTCTCAAAGTGCTCAACGTCAGAAAGGCTTTCGTCTTGTAGGCCGACAAGGTTGAGCGTCCGCAGCTTGCCGCCATCCTTGACGGACTTTATGCTTCCGCGTGCAATTGTCATGAAGGTCTCGCGTTCTGCGCTAGAAAATGACTTCCTGCCCCTTTGGCCCATCCGTCGTCGGGGGCGTCGGGGTAACGGGCGTCGATGTAGCCTTTTGAGCGTCGGTCTGCTCTGTGGGTGTGTTTTGCACGTCAACCGGGGACGTGAGCCATTTCTGCGCTATCAGCGTGGTGCGAGTTCCCGCCTGATCCTGCGTGAAAGTGACCTCCGCAATCTGCAGGTCTGAAGTCTTCAGCATCAGCATCGGAGAATCGATTGAGGTATAGTCGAACACCTCAGGGAGATTGCCCGTGGATAGTAGCCAGCCCTGATAGACAATGCGGACAATGACCTGCTGGCTTAGGGAGAGTAGCTGGCTGTATCCGGCCGCCTGCTTCAAATCGTCGCTGTCGGCCGGAATATCAGCCTGGATCTGCTTATCGATGTTGTAGTTTGAGCCCTTGGCGTCGGCCTTGCCATAGTAGGCGCCGCGGTTCTGGGCTGGCGTGCTGTTGTCGCTTCCGCGCTGCTGGCCAGTAACGGAAATAGTCGTATCTGGCGCGTTCTGCGCAAGACAGCTGGCGGAAAGAATATTTCGTCCCTCGACGAATTCAGCCGTCGGCTTTTTGTCGGCATTCCCCTGAGCGACAAGGTTACCGTTTTTGTCGTCTCGAAGCCAAACACCGCGATATTTCGACAACCTCGACAACAGATTGAAGATCGTCTCACCAGGCTCAATGTTCACGTATTTGAATGCTTTGTCCCATCCCGCCGGCGGGTTGCTTGCCTTCAGCACCACACCGACCGGTGCCAGCACCTTGTTGGCGATGGCCTGAAAGCTGTAGTTCTTAAACTCGCCGTCCTTCAGCGGAATGGACTGCCTGACGGCCTTGAGCACCTGCGACGCGAACGTAACTCGCACCGAATGGTTATTGGCGTCGTAGGCAACCTGGCGTTCGTGGATATGGCCGGATGCAAACAACACGCCGGCGAGCTTCACCGTTGCAGAGTCGCCTGGTTTGATCTGCAGCGCCTGTCCGACCGAACCGTTGGCGCCGACTTTTTCAGTCACGCTCAAGGTGACCATCCGCACAACTGGATTGCTACTGGCTGTGGCCGTTACTGAGTCCCAATCACGGAAAACCTTTCCGTTGATTGTGACTTCGCACGTCTCTTCTATCTTGGGCAAAACGGATTACTCCGTGAGCGCCCTGATGCTATCCGGCATGAAAGCCGGGTGAACGGGGCTATTTTCATTGATGATTTCGTCGGCGCGGCTGGCGTCGCCGTACAGGACATTCGCCAGGGTCAGCGCCGTGCGGCGCTTGCCGAATGTGTAAGTGGCCAGCTTGGGAAGCTGACTAGCGCGCTGCGACAGGTCGTAGGCGACCGCACCGTGAAGCGCGAGGAAGGCTTGATAAACTGCCGACTCGAGATTGTCGGCGGCATAGTCTTCGATCGCTTCAAGGTCGTCAACCATACGAGCTAGAATGGCCTCCGCCTCGCTGCGGCTGGTCAAGATGGCGTTCGATACCGCCCTGCTCTCTTCCGCAATGCACATTCTGAGCAGCATCTGCCGCATGGTGATGCCGACAGAATAGCTAGGCGTGAGCGCCGAGATGGTAGACCTTATGGCGTAAAACTGGTCAGCCGTAATGCTTGCAGTCGTGGCCGCCGTAAAGCACGCCAGCGCTGTTGAGCCGATAGATCCGGCGAGCAGCATCGACCTGGCATCCACTTTCAATGTGGTGCATGCTCGATCGAGCGCAGCACCCTCTTCGGTGGTTCCAGACGTCAGAGATGATAGATTGTCTGCCGTGCTCTGCAAGATCGACACGGCCTCGTTCAATTCGGTGCGGGTCAAGCTGTGCCAACCCCTCTTAATTGAGTAACGCCATGTGTTGTGTTGGTCAGCGTCGTATCTGCGGCAGTTGCGGCAGCGCTACCAGCGCTGTCTGCCGCGCTAGAGGTTGCGGATTGCGTGTCCGCTGCGGCGGGCGTGTATGGACTGGTTCCGGCCTCGACCAGCAGGATTTCAAACCTGGCCATGCCGCCTTCTTCACGCTGCTCCGATCGGCTGTAGCCGTCACAGACAACATTCATGATGCCCATGGTCGGATGGATCAGCGTACCGCCGCCCTCGGTGTCGAGAGCAGCGGCAAGAAGTTCACTATCAATGGTGTACTCATCGCCAATGACGTAGGCCGAAATGGAAAACTTGCGGGCGCGACGACCCATGTCTTCCGTATATGGGTCGTCGCGCTTGGGGTATTCATGCGTTACTGTCCGCCGGCCGCCCTGTTTTGCGCCGCCTTCCACATGGAATGGAACGCCACGAAACGACGCCGGAAGCAGCAATTGCCGCCAGAGAGGAGATGCCATCGTTTTTCCTTGGGTGACAGCGCTTTACAGCGACACGGAATTACCGCGGTCAATCTTCAGGTTCTGAAAGAGCTCGCTGTCGCTCTTCTTCACAGTGACTGGATGGTCTTTGCTGTGGACGTGAATATCCACCTTGCCGGTCGGTGCCGTAGCAGCGCCGGTACCAGAAAGACCGGCGTTAGCTGCCTCTTTTGCGAGGGATTTGCGCAGCGCATTACCAATGGCGGCTCGGTTATTAAACTGACGCGGCCCCTGATCCAGAGGACCCTCGTATTCCTTGATGGCCAGGCGAAGAATCTCTCTGGCGCTTCCGGCTTTTACGGCCTTGTCCCAAATACCCATCTTCTTCATTTCCCAGATCATGGCTTTGGTCTGGTCGCCCATGCCGGCACTTCTTACATCAATGCCGGTACCCTTCAGGATATCCCTGACACGAGGCATGTGCCATTGCACACTACCAAAAGCAGTTGGCCTGCCTTTTACGAAGTCTCCACGTTGCGCACTGCCGTAGTCGGATTCGGCGCCCATAGTCGCGCCGGCCCAGGTAATGGCGTTTTCACGAGACATGCCGGCCGACATCAGTTGATCGACGATGGCCTTGGCCCGCTGCGCCTTGCTCCCGGTGGGGATTGGCCCGGTTCCTGCTCCGCTTACGTCGAAGCTGCCACCCGTGCCGCCGCCGCCAAATACAGCCCTACTGCCGCCCCACGATGCGTTCTGTATACCGTTTCCGCCACCTATGCCGGTCGCAGCTCCACCATCAAGATAGCTCTGGGTGAAGGCAATCATGCCGAGCTCGACGCCTTTTGCAAGGATAGCTATTGCGGCGCTGTCGCGCGCCGTGGAGGCGCCTGCTATGGCTTCCTGCATGCCGGGGTGGTATGCCGTTGGATGGTAAAGCCCATTGCGTCCGCGGACCATTGAAGGATCTCGCTCGGGCTGATCAGATTTGGGGGCTGTGCTCTGAATCGCCCTATCAAGAGGGCCGCCTTTTTCGATCGGATTGAGATTTGAAAGCCAGCTTGGCAGCCAGGATGAAGGATTCACCTTGTAATACTGGCCGTCCTTTGCATCACCCCTGTTTTCGGTTGCGTTCGCTTTGGCAGTGCCGTTTGCCCAATCGACGATAGTTTTGATATCGGAAAACAGGTCTTGAAAATTCTTGGCTGCGCCAGCCCAATTGACAGCCTCAATCGACGTAACGACATCATGGAAGAATACCTTGACGTCGCCAACGTGCGCACCAGCAAACTCCTTGAAGGCATCGGCCGCAGCGGTAATGTCCGGCGCCAACTCCCCTCCGACGGAATCCTTCAATTTCTCAAATGTCGCGCTGAGATGCGAAATTGCATCCTGAAACGCCTCTGCCTTCTTTGTATCCTCTTCCGAAGGCACGTAGGTGTTCTTGCCCGCCGCAGCCATACGCTTATCGAGCGAGGCCTTGCCGTTCGCACCGAATTCCGCGAAGTCTCCCGTGCCGAAAAACAATTCCGACAGGGTGCGCCGCGATTGCGCGTTCTTCTGCATGGCAAGGTAGTTTAGTTCTTTCTTAACTACCTCGTCATTGGATTTCGTATTCGCCAGATCGTCAGCGATACCTCTGCCGCCCCGAAGGCCCGCAATGGCACCAAAATTTCCCTGACGAAGCCGCATCGCGTCTGCATTGCGAGCGGCGAATGAAAGACCGCCAGCAATTGCATCAGGATCGATCGCAAGGCCGTCAGATACCTGCTGCATCTTCTGCAGCGTGGTAACGGCAATGCCTGTCTCGTGAGAAAACTTCCTCATGCGCACGGCATTGTCGGCAAAGGATCGAACGGCCGTTCCAACAGCTGTCAGCGCGCCAGCGGCAGTGAAGGCGCCTGCGCCGAGGGCACCGAGCCCAAGGCCAGTGGTCAGGCCGCCGAGGCCATTCGTGACCGCTTTGGTGACGCCCTCCGCCTCTTTGCGCAAGCTTTCCATCTGCTTGCCGACCTGCTTCATGCCGTCTGGGACTTTCACGTCCTTCAGTCGGCTCACAAGGTCTTTCAGCGGCTTGGTAAACTTATCGAGGACAGTAGCCGGAAGTACCAAAGCCTCAGTCATCGCGGGTACGCTCCAGATATTTCAAGGTGTAGCTGTGCAATTCCGCCAACTCATGGTGCGGGCGAGCCAGAAAATCGAACGGGTTGACGTGAAATGTCATCGCCAGATCGATAGCCATGTTGACGGAGTCGTCAGCTACACCGGCATGAAAAAACTTGTGAGATGCCACCCAAGGCTGATCAGATCCTTCGGCTTAAGCTTTGCCACCGTGGACGGCGGCACGCTGGAAAGACGGCTGATCATTGCCGCCATCCGCGCGTCATCAATCAAGACGCGCGGTGGGTCGCTTATTGGGTCGAACTGAACAGGATTTCCAACTGCGATGACATCGGCGCCGGTCGGCTCGCGAAGCACGAGCTCCTTCACCATCTCACCGTGCGCCTCGATTTCGTAATCGAATGTGTAGGTGAACTTTCCGTCTTTCCATGCCGTCACTTGTTAGGTTCCTTCCGTGCAGGAAACGCCTTCGAAGCGAATCTTCACTTTGCCATCGACGGTCTCCATCGGAAGATCGCCGGCCTGCCACGCGTTTTTCAGCGTATAGGTGTGACCGTTGGCGATCTCGGCCGTAACCGTGGCGCCTGTGATGCCTTTCACGTCGGAGATCTTCCACTGGTCCGTCAGTGTGAAGTCGCCTTCAATGTAAGGCACGACTGGCATTTCAGAGTAACCGTGCACATAGTCCTGGCCGGCGATACCCGTCCTCGTTACCGAGGACGGCATGATCACCAGATTCCCGCGCAACGGGTATTGCGTTCCGTCTACCTTGACGTACGCAGTGCCTGCGGCTCTAAGTCCCATATTTTGTTATCCTTTACGAGGCGCTGGAGTACTGCAGCCGGAACTGTGCGAGCACGGCGAAGATGCGCAGACCGTTGATGATGTCCGGCGGATACAGGACGTCGACGCGGTCGGGGTTTGTGCTGTTGCGCTCAACAACGAGATTGGAAGCGAACGCATCCAAATTCTCGACGAGGCCGTCATATTCCATGTCAGAATATTCCGACACAAGCTCTGCCTTGATGATCTTCGGAGTGATGATCGCCTGCCCCGTCGCGAAGACGGTACCGTCATTCGCCAGCTTGTGGCGCGGATACTTGCTCGTGATCGCGTTCTTCAGGCGCCGGAAGATCTCGGCCAGCGTGTAGAGCGTCGTTGCCAGCGCATAAGCATTGTCCGACTGACCATAGCTGTTCTTCTGGTACCGCATGGCCTCGCGCATGATCGCCGGGTAGCCGTTCGGATTGACCTTCTGAATGGCAATGCCAACCGAAACCAGATTGTTCATCTGGGTAGCATTGAATCGCGCTTCAGGCGGCGCCGGCAGAACGCCGGTCATTTCCAGCGTCTGAAGCGGGCGTGCCGGATCATTCGCCAGGCCGCAGATGGCTGCGGACGCATAGGCTGCGGTCCAGTCCCATACTGGCGACGGCGACGCCGGCTCGACAGCAAGGACGCTTTCAACCGCCGAGTTGCCAGTTGGACCCCAGGTCATGAGGTTGCTGTAGGTGTCGCGCCGGGCACTCCAAACAGCGCCATAGAGCTCGCGCATCCAGCCCCAACGGCCGGTGTCACCAAAGCCATATTCGGTGTCGAACAGAGCTAGCGTGCCGGTATCGGTGTACGGCAGACCGACGAAGTCATACTGCGTTTCACCGAGTGCGACGATCGCATTATCGAAAGTCGGGACGCCGGCGCCGTTGGTTGCCGCAGTGTGGACGAGCGTGATGCCTGCCGGGAGCGCCTGGCCGCCATTCGAACCAAGATAGGTGTCGGTGACAACGATGTCGTTGCCTGTCGCACCCTTCCATTGGCACGTATACGTCACGACGCCTGCTACAGCCGCGGCCGTAGACGGAAGGGTAGTCATTGCATTGACGGCAGCTGCGATAGAAGTTGCGATCACAGCCGCGGTGTCGCCGCTCTTGACGCCAACGCTTACAAGCTGGCCGGCAATGTAGAGCGAGATGATCCCGGATGCCGTTGCGGTGCCCGATACCGTCGTCGTCTGGGTAGCGGCTACGCCGCCCGTGGGGTCGTCAACGGCCATGCAGTAAAGCAGAGCCGAAGGATAGACCTTGAACAGCCGGTCCACCATGCGTTCCAGCATGGAACCTTCGCCGAAAAGCTTTTTCGCAACAGCGACCGAGCCGATGGCGTAGACCTTATTCGACAAGGAATTGCCGGCGGCGAGCTTTTGACCGATGAAAATAGCAGGGTGGCTTGCGGTGCTACCCGTGCCGGCCTGCGAGGAATCGACTTCCGCATAAAAGAGCGGAACGTTCCATGTCGAGGGGAATGAATTGAAAGAAACAGACATTAAGAATTATCCGTTTTCGTGCTGATGCTCGACGCCTTGACAGATGCCGGCTCGCTCTTTGCGATGGCCCCATCGTTGATAAGGCGGAACGTGAATTGATCTGCGAGCCAATCGGCGCCGCCATCAGGAAGGATGCCGGAGACAGGATGGCTAAGCTTCGCGCCCGCTTCTGCGGGGACGACAAAAACCGTTTTGCTCATGTGGTGATGATCTTTTTGGTTAGGACGCCGGCAACGACCACGTCCTGTTGAACTGGTCCGCTGCGTCGTCGTTGTTCGGCTTTGCCGTAACGCTCAGGGTCGTGAAGTCATCGTTGATGACTGGATTGTAAATCCAGCGATAGAAGAACTGGAATTCCAACTGCAGCTCTAGGAAGTAGGTCTCGCCTTCCTTCTCGAATATGCGTCGACGGCGGATGCCGTTGATAGATTCGAAACGGAAGCTCTCGTCGGTTCCGAAACCCACGAACGTCGGATCTGTCAGCAGTGTGTTTTCGATCGCGTCGATGTCGGCATCTATGATGCCGTCTGTAACAGACGGATCATCGAAGCCGCGCGATACTGCAACAATTATCGTCGCTGTGACGCCGAACTTCGGAGGGCCTGCATTTGCGTCACCGTCCGGATCAAGGCGCTCATCAGCGATGAAGATCGATAGCGCCGGCAGATCGTCTACCGACAGCGTCGGTGTTCCCTGCTTGCGAATAGTCATATAGCCAGGGAGATTCGAGAGGCGACTATATATCGCCTCCCTGATGGCCGTGGTATGGCTGGTCATCGGATCTCTTTCAGCTTCAGCTCGGCGCCGCCCTGCCCATCTGGAAAGAGCGCATCAACCTTGTATGCATTGCCATTGAGCGTGATCTTGTCACCCTCACGAGGCGGTATAGAAAAGTCGCTCAACCGAATGCCAAGAGTGACATTCGTGGAAGCCATCTCAGAGCCATCAGCCAGCATAACCGTTGCGACGGAGCGATCGTAAATGCCCTCTGCAGTGTACGGCTGTGCGCTAGGTTGCGATCGAAGCGGCGTGACCAATACAGTCACGCCGAAAGCCGCCATGCATGGCGACAAAACTAGGTTGTCAAAATCCATGGCGGCCGGCCGGTTAGCTCGCGGTGCCGGTGTACAGGACTTCCGGACGTGTGCAGATGTACAGCGGGTAGCTGTAGATCTCGAACTTCGTCCAGGCATTCCTGTCACGATCGGGGATCGTCAGAGCGTACTGCTCCTGGCCGAAAGTATTGATCCACGGATCGAATTCGGCCGGGCCGTAGGCAACCTGAAACAGGTCACGGACGCCGACAGGGAAGAAGACTGCCGCGTTATCGGCGACTGCCACGGTCGACTTGTCGTCGGTGCCGCGATAGTTGTGGAAGTAGATGCCGCCGAAGTAGAAGGCATCGAACACCGACGCCTGCGTAGCGCGCAGACCTTCGGCAGCAAGCCAGTTCTTGTAGGTCAGATCGACGGAAGGATGCTTCACGAGAGCGTCGAAGAATGCATCACCGACGAGCGCATGAACGGTCGTGCTGGTCGTAAAGCCGCCCTTGGCGGCGCGAGCCATGCCGCGTGCGACCTTCTTGCAGAGATCGTTCACGTTGATCGTGTCGTCGGAGAATGCGAATGCTACCGGCGTATTCGGGGAGATTCCCCACTCGGCGAACCAGTCGATAAGGACGCTACCATCCGAATCCAGCCACTTGCCCTGAAGGGCGCCGAGGCGTGCAAATTCTGCGGTAAGGTCAAAGTCGTCCTTCAGACGGGACAGACGGCGAGCCGCTTCAGCCTGAACCTGCATCAGCTCGGTTTCAGTGCCGAACTGACGAATACCGCTCAGCTGCTCGGCGTAAAGCGTGAACGCTTTTGCCCAGCGCTTGGTGCTGTAGTTGCGGATATCGCGCTTGTCGTCCTGAAGCTGCGTCGGTGCCGAGCCGATCTGCGACGTCGGGATAAGCTGCATGAAGCCGTCGCGCTTTTCGATCGCGATGCTTCGGGTGTTGGTCGGAACGGGCTCAAAGATATTGAGCTCATTCAGGAACTGCGGCTTGTAGGGGATTTTCTCAAGCGCAGTGGTCAGCGATACGGTGTGAAACGCATCGCTGTTAAAGATGTCCATGCTTGCCATTAGGTGAAATATTCCTTTAGCGGACGGAAATGCCGAGCGCGGCCAGTTGTGCGTTCTGGGTGGCAACTTCTGTCGGGGTGTCGATCGACGCGTCGCGCGTGAGGTGCTTGCCGTTCACTTCGCAGGTGCGAGTGAATGCGGTCACGGCATGGTCGGCGCTGGTGGCGTCAACGCGATAGCCGGTGATTCCGGCTGCGATCTGGGAGCCGTCCGTAGCCGCGGGGACCGAGGGAATGTATTTTCCCGAGGCGGTGATCTTGCCGACGACGGTGCCGGGCTGGACAATGCCGGCGCCCGAAGCAATCGTGATGACATCGCGCGAGATATAGCCAGGCGCTTCGGTAACCAGGAACTCGAGGCTCCATGGCTGCTGAGTAAAAACTGTCATGTCTGAAATTCCTTAACGCTTATTCAGCTTTGCGACGGCCACATCCCAGCCCTTCGCAACATCTTCGGCTTTGGTTCGACCGATGGTGCCTCGCGCATTGCTGACGTGGCCTTCGTTCTCGGAACGGGCTTTCAGAAGCTTGCGACGGACGTCCGCCACGGGCACGGACTTCGAAAGGAAGCCGGCCGTCATGTCTTCGCGTCCCGCGAGAGCGCACAGATCGGCGACGCGGCGGGCATAGGACAGACCCTTGACTGCAGCGCGAGCCTTGCGGCTAGTCGGCGTGTCGTCGTCTTCCTTATCGTCTTCGTCTGCGTCGGCCTTCATGTCGTCATCCTCATCGGAATCGTCCTTCAGGTCGTCGTCATCGTCTGCGCTGAGATCGTTGTCGTCGTCGGCGCGCGCCTTGCGTGCCTTGCGAGCCCTCTTGGCGTCGGACGGCTTGTCATCGTTTTCGTCGCCGTCTTCGGCGTAGCCGTCATCCTCAGCTTTGGCCAGGATCGCGGCGAGCGCATCAAGCTTTGCCGACAGAGCAGCAATGGCCGCATCGGTCTTGTTCATTTTTGGCGTCACAGCCATAGCAATTCCTTTATGCATGGCAGTTTCGACTGCCGCACGTAAATGTTGTGGAACGAGTTTGAGATTGATCGACGCTTGCGAGGGGTCGATGACCTCGTCGCATAGGCCGAACTCAACGGCTTCCTGAGCGTTCAGAAGACGGTTCTCTTTCATCAAGGCGAGAACATCTTCTTGCGATTGCCCGGTTTTCTTGGCGTATGCCTCAACGTATCGATCGGTCAGCCTCTGCAGGTCTTCCGACGCAATCCTGAGTTCATCTGCCGTCCCGCCCGCACCGCCACTGTACGGCTCATGAATCAACATAAAACCGTTGCTGGCGATCTCGACGCGATCCGCGGCCATCGCGATGAGCGTGGCAGCACTTGCAGCCAGGCCCTCAATGCGGGCCGTGATCTGCGCCGGGGACATTGCCAGGATCGTGAAGATCGCCTCGGCGGTGAACACGTCGCCGCCGGGCGAATTGATCCTGACGAGCACTTCGGCCGGGTTGCCGAGAGCTTTGAACTCAGCGTCAAACCATTGAGCCGTGATACCTTCGCCGGTCTCATCAGCGCCAATGCCGCTGAATAGGCATATCTCAGCTGGTGACGGCCCTAGAGCCAGCACCCTCTTCTTTCGAATCATCTGGTCGCCTGCCCTTCTAAGTTTTCTTCATTAGATTCGGCTTGGTCGGGATCGGCGTCATCCGCCGGCGGCGTCTTGGACAAAGACTGTCCAAGCGGGCTATCGGTCAGAAGGATTCCAAGATCACTGATGCGGGCCTGATCAGCTGCAATGCGTCGATCGGTTTCCTCGGGGTCGAACCCGAGCTCCTCGATAACGTCACTGCGAGACTTGAACCCGTTATCAACCAGCAGCTTTTCCGCCTGGCCGTCCTTCAATGGGTCGATCCAGTCGAAACGCGGTGGTATCCATTTGACCTTGAGGTACTTCCGACGATTTTGCAGAAGGTCTGGAATGTCGGCTTCGCCGCTGATCACGGCATCCGTGAGCCATCGCGCCCAAACAGGGCGGCACATCTGGAATACCATGCAGCTATGTTGAAGCTGCGCGAGCCGGTTTCTGAATTCGACAAGGGACTGACGCGACGAGGAGTAATTCGCCTTGGCATTGTCACCAGTCGCCGACATATATGGAACGCCCATGCCCGACGAGGCGGCAAGCAAGTTTCGATACTGGAAAGGCTCGTACGAATTACCAGCCTCGGTAGGCTCGCTGAACTTGATCTCTTCGCCAGGTAGCAAGCTCTGGATAGTGCCAGGCTCCAATACCGGGAACGGTCCCGACTCGCCGTTCTGGACGATGTCGCTGTCTTCATCAAACATGTCTGCCGGCGCGGCGCTCGTAATAAATCCCGCATACATTGCGGCGAGCTTTTTGCGCTCGAGCTCTGCGTCGTCATATTGATCGACGGTGAAGAGCTTGACGATCGACGGCGTGATCCACGGAACACCGCGCATCTGGCCAGGTCGAAGCGGCCTGTAGATGTGCAGCACCTCGTCGGCAGGCACCCTGACATAGGTCAGCGGGTGGACGCGGTAATAGGGATCGCCCGGATAGACCGAATAGAACCAGTAAGCGATGCGACGATCGTTGCCATCAAGCTCAATGCCGTTGATGATCTGATTGCCATCATCCGCCATATGGTTCTTGTTGTAGGCAAGCATTTCGCTTTCCAGCAGCTGCAATTGCAGCGGCACGCCGGGCATGTTGTTGCTGCCGGATCGAAAGCGGATAAAGCACTCCCCGGCCTCGAACAGCGCGCGCGCCACGAGCGCCTGCAAGCCGTAGAAATCGGTCTGTCCGGTAAAGTCTGCCTGGTCGGTCCATTCCCGCCAAAGCGATTGCAGACTGTCTTTGACGGCTGCGTCGCCAAGTAGGAGTGACGGCTTAATGCCTGTCCCTACGAGATTGGCAACAAAAGACTCCGCGGCTGACGCCACATATGGATTGTTCCGCAACAGATCGCGGGATCGCGCCCGCAATTGCTCTCCGTCGGCGGACACGAGCTGCGTCATGCTGGCGCGCGTAGGCTGCCAAGTCGACAAGCGACGGCGCATTTGCGCGCCCTCGAAACCCATGCCGGTGTAATATGCCTTGGCCGACTTGGGCTTTCGGCCCAAACCAAGCGACTTCAAAAGAGAAAATACCAAAGCTTCACCCCTCAAAGGTTCTTGAAGGTGATGGGGCGAAACTGGCGCTTGATCTTCACGCCGTTCAGGTCGGCCTCGATCAGCGCCTTGAGTTCGAGCATTTGCTGCAGATCTCGATACTGCACCGATTTGCCCTGGTAGCTGACGCTCGTCGCGCCAGCCGCAATCGCGGCGCAAAGCGCCGTGTACTGGGCCTGTGTGTATGTTGACATCGAAGATCCTAGAGAAAGCTCGAACGGCTGATGCGCCGAACTGGGCCGCGCCTTGGTGGCGCTTGCGCTATTGGTCTTGCGGCTGGTACCGGCACGGGACGTGGCGAAGGCGCTGCAACAGGGACGTTGTCATTCGCCGGTGCGTCTGTATGCGGCGGCGTCTGTTCTTCTGGTTCGTCGGCCGGCGGCTGTTCAGCCTTGGGACGCCGCACGATATCAAGGCGGGTGCGCAGCGACTTCAGTGCAGCGTAGGCATAGACAAACGTGTCCAGCGCCTCGTTGCGCTTGCCGGCGCCACAGACCCACACTCGGTATGGTCGCCCATCCCGGTAGCGTGTGACGGCCTGCTCTGCGGTCAGCTGAAAGAAGTAATCAGCATCGACAGCCTCGGCCTGCGGAAAGTGAATGTAGCCAGGCGCCGGCGCCGCAATACGCAACCGGCCGTAGACCGCGTCCTTTGCGGTATCGACGCCAACGAGAAACACGTTCTCGTTGGTCTTTGTCTTCGAGGCGCGCGGCGGCCAGACAGGCTTAGCGCCCGCCATACCCTTGATGGGCCAGACGCGGCGTGCCTTGCGGCTCTTGCAGAACGCGAGAACCATTGCGGCATGATGGCCGCCGGTGTCGATGGCGACGGAATGCACGCGCAGAGAGCGTCCGCTGTCCGTGGACAACGGTGTCAGCAGATATTCGTCCAGGCGACGCCATGTGTCTTGCTGCGACGGATCTCCGGGTATCACAAGGTAGTCGGCAACCCATGCCTCTTCCCCTGCTCCCCAGCCAATAACCTGAACCTCAAGGCGATCGCCCTGAACGTCAACGCCGGCAGTCGCAACACGCACGTTGTCGGGAAGTGTATCCCTGTCGTAGGTCTCTATACGCGATAGCAGCGGGCCTGCCGAAACAGTCTCGCCGCGCTCCTCCCAAGTCTCGCCTAGGACGGTGTTCGTCCAGACCTTCAGAAGCTCTGGGTGATCCTTCGCCTCAAGGAATTCGACAACGATATCTTCCAGCCGCACCCAAGGAGACAGAAGGCCGGGAATATGAAACCCAGCAATGCCCTTGAATTCCGCTGTAGCGCGCCACTCGCCAAGCCGTATGGCGGCCCAGCGTTGCGTGTCGCTCCAAAGCGATCCGCAATCCTCGCAGACATAGTGCGCCGTTTCCGGCCTATGCCCCTCATGTTTGTTCCAATGAACCTGCGACCACTTGAGATATTGGCCCACGCCGCACTCCGGGCACGGAACAAAATAGCGTCGCTGATCGCTGTTCTGAAACTCGCGATCGATGACGCTTGCCCCCTTAATTGTAGGGGTGGACCCGACGAGCGTCTTCCGGTTCCAGAAGGTCAATTGGCGCTTCTGCGCCAGTTTTAGCGGGTCGCCTTCGTCGCCGGCGGAGACCGGATAACGGTCGACCTCGTCGGCGAGGACAATGCGGATTGGTCGCGACGCGAGGCTTGCCGGAGAGTTGGCGCCAACAATCGTAACCTGGCCACCGGGGAACGACTTGTGCAGCATGGTATTGCCGCTGTCGCGCGATTTGCTGTCTGACACCTTGGCGGTCAGCGCCGGCGTATCGCGCACCATTGGCGCCAAGCGATCCTTTGACCATGCCTGCGCCATATCGAGCGTCGGCTGCATGATCAGGACCGTGGAGGGGTCTTGATCGATATAGTAGCCGATGGTGTTGTTCAGGATCTCGGTGTAGCCGACCTGGCTGCCCTTCGAGATAACGACCTTCGTCACCTCTGGGTCGGCCATGGCATCCATGATACCGCGCTGGTATTCAGCGCGGGACGTTAGCCACCTTCCGGGCTCGGCCGACGCTTCCGGACTTAGGCGTCTTTCCTTGTCGGCCCACTCGCTTATCGTCAGATTCGGCGGCGGTGTCAGCACCGTCCAGCAACTCTTCTGAATCGCCTGGTGGGCTGAACGTCCAGTCTCGGAGGCGTGTTCCTGCGAGTTCTTCAAGAGCGTTGTGGACTTCATTCTTCACCACGTCGCGAACAACGACTGTTGACGTCTCCCCCACCACCAGTGGTGCGACCTTAGATGGAATGGTCAGGATCTTTGCCCTGACGCGAGCGAATGCCGACGTGACGGCCGAAACCATTTCTGAGAGCGGAGCGAGCTCGCCGCGTGTCACGGCGTTCTGAAGCTCAAGCCTGTCCGCTGCCTCTTTGTCCTTGCGGGCGCGCTCTTGCTCGCCGTCAATCTTGCCGGGTGGCACTGCCTGCGCGGCTTCACGGCCGGCGGCGACTTCACGGATATGCCGGATGTATTCCAGCCGGACCACGTCGAGATCGTAAGAGCCGCGCGACGATTTCGTGATGATACTGCGCGCAACCAAATCGGCTGCGGTGCGCGTATTCACGTCGATGTGCTCTGCAACTTCTGCAATGGTCGCCACAGGTTCAGCCCTCGAAATCTTGGGGAGCCGAACATGATGGCCCCCCTCCAATAAAAAACCTGCACCTAGAAAGACTACGCGGTGGCGCGATCAGTGAGAAGCTATTGAATTCTAAGTACCTTCGACTTTTTCATGCATAGGTGATGAAATGAGATATGCATTTGTTGCAATGCATGAGCTGCCAGAGATATGCGTCTAGCGCATAGATGACCTGATCGAGTTGGACATCGCTGATGTCCCAAGCCGCCGCAACTGCGCCTCCATGCTCACACGGAAGTCGCGCCTGAACGGCACGTCTGGCTTGATGGTCACGCTTGGCTTGAGGACGAACATGCGCTTGATACCGCGCCCTGCTCCTCCCCACGATCCACCGGCCTTACTCACTTGGCCTTTCTTCTTGCCACGCTTGTAAACGTAGATCGGATACTTCTTGCCGTATGGCTTGAAGATAGCTCCATTGCGCTCGAAGGCGCCAGCAAGTGCAGTGGGTCGTTGTGACTTGGCGATACCAGTCGCACCGAGGCGCTGGCCTGCGATAGGCACAGCGACGCGATGGTGTTCGGTGCGCTTTACACCGCCATCTGCGTGGAGCTTGAGATTGCCGCGACCTTGGGCGCGGGCGTCGGTGATCTTGACCGTGAGGTTTGATCGACTGGAATTCTCGACGCCGAGGGCGAAAGCAATAAAGCCCTTGTTGCGCTGCGTCATGTGCTGCGGCCACGTCTGGGAAATCAGCGTGCGGCGCGTTTCATGCGCCGCTGCGTTCAGCGTCTTGCTGATCGCAAATGCCATCTGCTTTGGAGAGGCTTCAAGGCGTCTGGCGGCTTTCTCGAAGGCTGAAGTGTCAAAATTGACGAGAGCCACCATCGAAACGCCGCCATGAAGAATTGGAGAGGTAAGCTGGAATCGAACCAGCATTGAGCGAATTTGCAATTCGCTGCGTCACCGTTCCGCCATTACCTCAATTGGTTGCAGGAATGGGATTTGAACCCACGACCTTCAGGTTATGAGCCTGACGAGCTACCGGACTGCTCTACCCTGCTGAATTGGTACAACTACAGCGCCTTTGCCAGCGCCACGACTTCTTCCCACGCATGCAGGCTGACGCCGAGCTTGTCATAGACGGACTTGATCTTTGTGGCAGCGCTGGCGAACTCGTCGACGACGGCCTTGATATCGGCTTCAGCACCAGCTACAAGCGCGGATGCATCGGCAGCGACGGCGGTTTCAACGGTGGTTGCGACTGCGGCAACCTGAGCGGTTACGTCGGTCATCTCGGATTTTCCTTTCGAGAACAGGCTTTTCAGCCAAGCGATAAATTTGGACATGGGGAATTCCTTCTAGAAAAGCCAAAAGCGGCGAGGAACGCCGGGTTACAACGCCCGTTGCTCAACTCGCCGCACGATCGCCCGTCGCTGGAGGAGGCAGCGCCAGGCAATGGTAATAATGGATGCATCCGACAACTACGCGTCCGCAGCGTCTCCATGTTGGTTCATGGTATCGAGCTTGCAAGCAGAGGATCGGGGTGCTCATAGTTAGGCCCGGCTCATCACTGGCCGAGCCTCCGTCGCAATCTATTTGTGCGCCCGGAAGGATGTGGGGTAGCAAGTTATTGCCGACCCCTTCATAGATACACCCTTCGAGTTTTCAGAAAGTGGACCTAACTTGCGTATGCCTCTATGGCAGCCATTAGATTATCATTGGCAGCAATGAGAGCGCGCCGACCGCCTTTGCGTCTGGCGTATTCTCGTCGTTGACCAACGGCGATGCCAACGTCTTCAAAGCTATTTGCACCAACAGCAGTATCGAGGGTTTCTTTGTCCTTTGCAGACAGAGACGCTACAGAGGCGGCCCATGCGTGACGATCAGCCTTGGCAGTAACAATGTCCTGCCACGCCAACGAACCGCTCTCGCCACGCTGCGTCTTCACCATGCCAGGGAAGACATCGGCCATTTTCTGAGATGCGCATGGAAGGCCGTCAGGGTATCTGGTGACAGTCACCTTGGACATATCCGTGTTGGCCTTGGCTTCTTCAAGCATGGTGATCGCTTCGGCTCGTGTGTAGTTTCGACCCTGACGACGCTTGCCGCCAGCACGATAACGATGCGGCAGCGTCTTCATAAGGTCGGCGAAATAGTGATTGCTTGCCGTAACATGCTGACCGTCTTCCTCGGCGCCGAGCTGACTTTCGGCCGCATCTTTTGTTCCGAGCAACGCACCGACCGGCATGCGGATCTGCGCAGCAACGACCTTGCCGTCAATCGTGAGCTTGTGACCACGCTCTGTCTGCGTTCCGTCACTGAAACGCAAGCGGCCGATGCGGATGATCTGGCCAGCGCTGTTGCGTTCAACGTCACCCTCTTCGACATGACGCATGATTTCCTCGATCGACGGCTTCATGCGCCAACGGCGCTCGACAGTCATGCCTTCCGTGTCTTCTGGATTGTTGTCGTTCGCTGCAACAGTGGTCCACGTTGTCTGTAATGGTTCCGGATCATGGTCGGGGGTGGATGCATAAAGACGAAGCGCTTCAAGTTGCTCGGCCAAGGTTCCGTGTCTCGTCATGTGATCTCCTCTGGTGCGTTGGTGTGGTGCGTATGGTGACGCTGGTGTAAACTTACAAATTTGTCAAGAATTGGCGACAAGCCAACTGCGCACAATGTTGACTGCTTGCCGAGCAGCATCCTCGCATGTCGTGGCACGGCATACGATTTGCCTGTCGAAACCGAGGGCCGCAAGTAAAGGATGACGAATCTTCTGACTTGGCTCGAGCTTGGCATTGCCGACCTTGTTCTCTATCAGGCCGAGCCTGCCGCCCGTCATGTAGATCCGCACGTCGTGCTCACCAGCAGTCAATCCAGCTGCCAGAGCCTCGGCGCGAGCCGTGGGGCCGCGCTTCGCTGCATTCTGATCGCCGGCCAATGTGAACTGTCCTTTGCCGCGCAACACGTCATCGACGGTGCGAGCATATTCCGGCATGGCGCGAAGTGCGCGAACCTGAGCAGCTTGCAGCTCCCATTCCTTGGGCGCGGCGTCTTGCACGGCAATGCGCGTGCCGGTCGCCGACGTCGTGGTGACGATATTGACCCGCTTGCCATTAAGGCGTGTCGTCTGAGTGGTGCGCTTGGTAGCTGATCTGGCCATACTGGTCTCCTTGGTGGTGGTGGTCGTATTTGCGGTTATTTTCTCTTCAACACAAAACCGGGACAAAGCACCGGGACAACACCCACACCTAAAGGTGTGTGGGGTTTTTGTCCCGCTGGATGCTCGTGGGACAAAGTAAAAAAAATCTTGTCCCGCTCTTGTCCCGCAACACTGTTTTTATTGAGTTATTTTTGTCCCGCTCTTGTCCCGCTCTGTCCTTATGCCTATTTTTTAGCCGGACAAAACAGCGGGACAAGGCACCCTTGCTGGACAAGTCGTTTGTCCCGCTTTCTACTAATTTTGTAGACTACGGGACAAACAGCGGGACAATCGGGACAAACGGGACAAAACACCTTGTAAGTCATTGTTTTTGCTACGGGACAAAATAGATCGTTGTCCCGCTATGCCGCCCAATACCAAATTCCGATATTATTCACGTGCCCAGCCTCAATGAGCGCTGCAGGCGCTCTCTGGAACTGCTTACGCGCAGTCTCTGCCGAACCTGTGGTTGACATGTCCCGACTAGCGTAGAACTCGGTGCGCCATGTTTGCTCGTCGACGACAAGAACGTCATCTGGGAAGGAATGGCCGCTCGGCTCAATTCCGTTCTTCTCGATTGCCTTCCTCAGAGCCGCGAGCACATCGCCCTTGAAGCCCTTCAGCGTTCCACTGCTAGGCGGCTTGTCTGTTTCTGCCGGCACAACCACGGGCGCTGTGGTCGGCTCGCCGTCCTCATCCACGCCGATCTGAACCGACTTCATGGTGAAGGCCAGGACATCACCGTCCTCACCGTCGTTGGTGCCGTCGCACACCAACCGGTGCTTGGCGCCATCCTTCTTGACCATGAATGACGCGTCGACCGCGCCGTCTAGATCGATGGCGCCTTTGCCGCGCTCACCGCTCCACGCGCTGTGGTGGATCGCCGTGACGTGCGCTTTCGTCTCGGTGAGGATCTCGTCGCAGGACTGCACGAACCGCGTCATGTCCTTGCTGGCGTTCTGATCCCCGCCACCGAAGACACGGGTCAGCGTGTCGATGATGACCCAGACGCATGGCAGGCCGGTGATTGTCTCAGCCTCCCGAATGGCCGCGATCAGGTCGCGTGCATCCTTCAGGTCCTTGGTGAAATCCAGCCGGCCGCCAACAACGAGCAGCGGCACGTCGTGAACGTCATGGTGCTGACGGAAAGCCATCATGCGCCGCTCGGTCAGCTTCTTGCGCTCGGCCGCGACATAGACAACGAGGCCCTGCTTGACCTTTTTGCCGTGCCAGTCCATGCCTGCCGCGATATGGCAGGCGATGTCAGTGACAATGACGCTCTTGCCTGTGCCTGGCAGGCCGGAGATCGTCGTGAACTCGCCAACACCTAGCCAGCCCTTTAGGATCGTCTCTTTGGGCTTTCCTTCCTCGATCTCATCGAACCACGTCAGCTCGAATCGCTCACGCTTCTTTGGCTGCGGTTGTGTGGTGGATGCCGGCTCGCCGATAACGACGGGCTCAGTGACAGCTGGCGCAGCGGCTTTAGCTGCCTCCTTGGCCTTGGCGCGCTCGACGAACGCTTCCACGGCCGCAGGATCTGACCCGTTGTCGTTATCATGCGCCCGCTCTGGGATCTGCCGCGGCGAATTGGCTGTCTTGTCGAGGCCGCGCTTTATCTTGTCCAGACACTTGCGCTCGCCATCGGTAGCAACGAGGCCATTGGCTTGAGCGGCGTCAATGAGGCCCGCTTCAGCTTCGCTGCGGCTTAGGTGGCCGGCCGCCACGAGCTCGCCGATGGAACATGCGCTGGCGAACAGCTGCTGCCCACGCTGCCCCTTTGGCGACGTCGACAACTTGTCGAGCTCCATATCCATGGCGCGCGCCGCGTACCGCGCTGCTCCGTTGTCTTGCGGCTGGTAGGTGTATTCCCTCGGCTTGGCTTCGACAGCAGGCGCAGCCTTCGTGATGACCAGATCAATAAGCCACGCCGGCGCTTCGGCGAACTCAGGCAGCCCGTCGCCGTCATGGTTGATCCATTCATATCGGCGGCCGTCGGCCATGACGCTACCAGGGCCGACAATATAGCCGCCGTCGCCGCGAGTATCTACGCCCGGCGCAAGGGCGGCACGGTTACGGACACCATCGACATGCTTGAAAATGATGTGCGTCCCGCCGTTGGCAGTGCTGGCCCGCGCCGTGTCGGGCAGTGGGCCGTGGACCGCTTCTTGCTCCGCAAGCCATTTGTGGCCGTCACGGTCGCCGTGCCGATCGAGATCCAGCACCCACCCGCCAAGTTTCTCGCCCGTCGGAATGCCGATCACAGCGGCGGGGTGGCGCTCGTTGAACCATATATCAATGATACGGCTGGACCGGGTCGCGTCTTTCAATCCAAAGGTGGTGTACGGTGCCTTTTCGGCGAACTCGATAATTTCGCCCGTGGCATAGTCTACGCCTTCCGATGCTGCTTCACGGCAGGGAAATACGGGAACGCCCGCAGCAATATAGCTACGGGCGACGTCAACCGGAGTGCGGGACGTAGTGGGTGTTTTGAATGGCTGTGGCATTATAGTGCGGTCCTCCGCATTGCTAGGTCAAGCTCCGGAACGTTGTCGTTGGCTGGCATAAAGCGCTGGATGCGGCGTCCTAGCCATGAGAACTTCGGCACAGCCCAGCTATTGCCAAGCGCCTTGTAGCGCGGGCCGTCGGCAGCCATCAGCCACCAGACGCCGTCGATCTTTTCCCACATGTCCTCTGGACGAGTGCGCGTGATACGGCGCGCTTTGTAGCTTCGCATGGGAATGCGCGTGTAGCCGTCAGGGAAGCCTTGCAGTCGCTCGCATTCAGTTGGTGTGAGGCGGCGTACGGCGCTAGTGAGGACGGCAGGATAACCCTGCCCTGGCTTGCCGCCGCACAGGATATCAATACGTCCCAAGGTGGTTACATCTATCTTGGTGAAGTCGCCAAGGTTCGGCACATTTGGATAGTGGTGTCCCAGGACAGCGGACGGAAACTTCTCGATTTCCGAGAAAGCGATAGCCTGCCAGCCAAGCTGCATCCATGCGCGGCTTGCCGCCTCAATGCCGGAGCAGACGGATAGGAAGCGAAGATCGTGGTGGTTGTCATTCGCATGGTGCATGATGGCTCCCATCAGAACGGCGCGCTTTTCAGCGCCTCCCGAAGTCCGCGGGCGCAGCCCTCCCACGCAGCTTTGACAAGCAATCGCTGATCAAGCTCGTCGTAATGCGCCAGGTCGGTCAGGTTGCCTTTGGACTCGATGAACTCGCCCACGGCATCAACGCCGGCGTCGAGTGCCGCGAGCTCGTAGTCATCAAGGCGACGGATTTTCTTGTAGTCGTCGATCGCCACGATGCACCTCTTGCATAAATATTGGGGGTCGCCAGGTTTGTGGTTGGCGCCAATCGCCACGGCACGCATGCCGCAACAAAAGCACGTCGTGGGGTCGCCGATGGCGTCGACAGTGGGTGTGAAAGGTACGGCGGCCTTTCCGGGTAACTTGGTCATGCCGCCACCGCCTTCCTAATCCACGCCAGCACTCGAAGCGCCGGGTAGCTCGACAGCCGACGGCCGTCTTCTTTCACTTGCAGCAGGTTACCGCGCGGAAATCCTGGAGGGGGCCTGAATCCCTTCGGCGTCACGAGAGTTACGCAGGCATCCTTTTTAGGCCAGCCGAATTTACGAGCAGTGTCGAGGCTCGCATTGCAGGTTGCCTCCATCTCTGTCGGGCTCATGCAGCCACCTGTTCCGGCTCATTGTCATTAGCGGCAAATAGGTCCTCGCCAGGCTTCGTCGCCGCAGCCTCGCCTAGGTTCTTCACGGCCTGGCGGAAGTAGTTCGGATTGAGTTCCGTCCCGACAAACCGTCGACCCTGCTGCAGGGAAACGTACCCTTCCGAGCCGATGCCCATGAACGGGGAGAAAACCACGTCGTTGGGATTGGACCACATCCGCAGCGCCCGCTTCGTAATATTGAGCGGCATGGGGCAGAGGTGCTTTTCGTCCTTGTCGGAACGCGCCACCTTCACATTTAGAACGTCGGTCTCTGGCAAATCCTGCTTGCTGAAGTTCCATACCGGCGAAGCGTGGTCCTGCCATTCTTCGACGGGAAAGCTCTCTTTGGTGTGCGTCACTGGCGCGACTTCGTCGCCGTCCTTGGCCCACTTGCGGAATACCAGCAGATATTCCGGCATGCCCATCCGGCTGAAGGTGCTGTCGGCGCGCAGCGTCTTCCACAGCAGGCCATGCGCCTTCGTCTTCTGCATCTCGCGCACTGGATCACGCCAGATCGTGACTCGGGAATGGAAATCCCAACCCTCTTGGATATGCAGACGGGTGCAATCATCAGAGAATGGGCGAAGGCCGGCCGTACCTCTGGCGCTGCTGTTTTGGTAGTAGACGAGATCCTTGACATGGATGGCGGTCAGTCGGCCGGGACGCGTGACACGCAGCTTCTCGCGGACGAGATAGCGGTACTGCTCGAAAAACTCGTCATCGCTGGCGCAGTTGCCCATGTCTGCGACGCTCTCGGAGTAGATGTAGAGCGACGAGAACGGCGGGGAGTAGACGCTGAAGTCGATGCTGTTATCGTCCAAGCCGGTCGTGAACGGCACACAGTCGGCGTTGTAGGCGGCCCAATTCTCGCCGGTGGCTTGATCCAAAACCTTCGTCATGCGGTAGCTCCTCTCATCCATGTAGGCAGTTTGATTTTCTTCGTCGGCTGGTAGTCGATCTTGACCTGCCGGCTTTCGTGCGCCCTGCGCATCGCGGCATACATCTCGACTTTCATCTGCTCGTGATCGCCGCTCTTGCGGTTGATGACGTCCCAAATCGCACGCTCCGTGTCGGCAAGCGCGATATGAACGTCGACCGGTCGTTTCTGCCCGAACCGGTAGCAGCGGCGGATTGCCTGGTAATAGGCCTCATAGCTGAAGGACAGGCCGGCGAACGCCATGCGGGCGCAGTGCTGCCAATTCAGCCCGAAGCCCGCAATGCTCGGCTTGCTGATCAGCACGCGGATATTGCCTTCGCTGAAGCCGACAAGACGCTCTTCTTTGACCGTGTCCGTCATCGATCCGCGGACTTCGATGGCGCCGGGAATGCGCTGCATCAGTGCGTCAGCCTCATAGTCCGTATCGCACCATACGATCCACGCCTCGCCGCGCTCTTCGTTGACGCGATCGGCGATCTCGGCGGCGCGAGCTTCGGCCGTGAGTCTCTTCTCTTTGTGGATCGCCGTGGCGCTGGTGTCCGGAATGCGAAAAAGCCGATCGCCGGCGTCGATCGAGATGTCTGATTTCACCACGTGCCGGAACACATTGAGCGGCGGCAGCTCAAAGCCCTCATCGGAATAGCCAAGGTCGGATGGCTTGGAAATGCACCGCGCCCAGCTGGCCACCCAATTCCAATATGGCTTGACGGCGTGGCCTTTGAGACGATAGCGGCCCATATTGTTCTGATCGGCGATAAACCAGCGCGTCAGCATCTCGTTGGAATTCATGACGCCAAGGAACTGCGAGTGCTGGCCTAGCTCCATATGATCGTTGGGCGCCGGCGTCGCGGTGCAAGCCAGCCGGAACGGCGTTGCATTCCACATCGCCATCATCTTGCGCGTGGTTTGGCCCGTGAAATTCTTGATGATGCTGGATTCGTCGAGCACCACTCCTGCGAAATCGCTCGGATCGAAATGCTCAAGCTTCGCATAGTTCGTGACGTTGATGCCTGGACCTATTTCGCTTCGATCGCGAACGACGCGGGCATCGTCATAGCCGAACTTCTTCGCCTCGCGCACGTGCTGTGGAGCAACGGCAAGAGGCGCCAGCATCAAGATAGGCTTTCCGGCGTGCTCTGCCACGACGCGCGCCCATTCCAGCGCAACGAAGCTCTTGCCCAGGCCAGTGTCAAGGAAAGCCGCGCCTCCGCCGACGCCAAGCAGAAACTCGGTGACGTCGCGCTGATACGGAAACATGTCGCTGTGCAGTGACGGAATATTCGATAAGCCGCGAAGCGGCGCGTCGGCGCTCTTGCGCGCCAACAGATCGGCGTACGTCATCTTGTCTCCTCGGACTGTGGTGGTGTTCCGCGCGTTGGTGGCGCGCTGTGCTAAACGATGCGTAGAAGCAGAGCCTTGATATCGTCGATCGATTTAGAGGCCTCGATATCGGCTATAAGCTCTTCACGCATGACAATGCGTTTGGCTTCTAGCATGCCAATGCCGCGTTCCTCGCGCATCTTGCGGACACGGTCGGCCGCACTGCTCGTGGCTAACTCTGCCTCGACGCGAGTTTCAAATTCATCACCCCACAAACCACCGGTCATGCCGCCCTCTTGTCTTCAGTGACAGAAAAGCCAGGCACTGCACGCGCGCCGCCGCGCACAGCTTCATCGGCCATCTTCTGCGCCAGAGCATTGAATTCGCCCGGCGAACGCGCAAAAGCCCAATCCAACGCCTTTTCTGCGTCCTCAAGCGTTGCCACCCATACCGTTCGCAGGCCGGTTCCGGTCGTCGTGGCCTTGTCCCACCGACGCGCCGTCTTCTCCAACCGCTTCGCCTCGGCAAGTTGCTCCTCTGCCTCCTCACGTGCTGCAAGGTTGCCGCTGCTGGCGCGCATGGCTTCGTCAGCCGCCTTGCGGGCTGCCTCGGCAGCTGCAGCGATTTTGTCAGCTTCAGCCTTCTTCTCGGCCGCGACTTTCGCGCGCCACGCCGCCAATAGGTCGCCGAGCGCTGATTTGCCCAGATCGACCTTGCCGCGCTTGGCCTGGATGTATGGGTTGAACTCGTCCTGAATGGCCTTGATTTGATCGTCTAGCGGCTTTTTCTTCTCGACGCGCAGCTCGTCAGCCTGCTTCCCGAGCTCGTGCAGGCCGTCATACAGCTTGGTGATTGCGTCGTGCATCGCCTCATCGGTGATCGGCTCGCCGTCGGCCCAATTCTTGGCCTCGTCGTATAGATCGTCGATCTGCTGGAAGATGGCTTCATGGGGCGGCAGGTTGTGGTCTTTGCCGGCGATGGCTGTGGGGTCGAAGTCGGTCATGGCGTCTCCTCGATCATGGTGAATTGGTAGCCTGAAGCTGGTGTAAACTTACAAATTTGTCAACGTCAGAATGGTATGTCGTCGTCCATTTGCCGTTCCCAATCGGCCATGCCACGACGCTCGACGTTGTCGTTGGCAGGAGTCGGCACATTGTCGTTGGCCGGCCTTGTTGCGCCGACGCGGTAATCGACGACGTTCCAAAACTTACCGGACGGCTCAACGCTGATCTCGTCGGTGTCGCGCAGTTCCCCTTGCCGTTCCAGCCACTCCAATGCTGTTTTGGGGAATGGTCGACTACCACCATGCGCGTTCCAAAACCTATCACTGTCCGACCTGGCTCTTCCACCGGCCGCCGGCGCGTACCATTTGTTGATGGCAGTGTAGCCTGTAACAAAAACCGTCTTTACGCTGTCGGGCTTTCCGTCCTTGCCAGGGTGATTCAAAAAGCGCCTATCAGTCACGCGCCGCCAATCCTCTTCAGCAACCGTGCCCAAGATAGCGACATCCGTTGGCCGGGCCGTGAACTTCGGCTTCTCCTCAAACACAAACTGATAGTCGCAGTTCGGGCAGATTCTGGCGCTAGCGGCGCATATTTCCTCACAACCAAACTTTCCGGTCGGATCTGCTACATCTGTCGGGCAGATCTTGATTGGTGGCTCACCGGTTCCGCTGCCTGGCTTCTTGGGCTGCACGCAATCGACCGGGCCGTGTCGCTCGATATTCCCAGCAAAGTTCATGTACCGGCAATTGGGCTTCGAACCGCGTGCAATAGCGGCCTTTCTGCCATCGGCGTCCGTCGCGTCCGGATTGAAGCCAGCCGGCCAAACGACGCGAGTGCCGCGGACGGCGCGCTGCACGTATCTGTTCGTGGATTCGGTCGGCGCCATATCGGCGACGAGATCGATGCAGGGAATGTTCGTGCCCGTCGACAAGACATTGTCATTTGTGCAGCCCCATAGGCGGCCGGCCTTCAGGTCAGCGATAATCCTGCGGCGTTCGGTTTTGGGGGTCTTTCCGCTCAAGACTTCGCATAATTTGCCGTGGGCGCGAATTTCATCGCGAACGTGGGTTGCGTGGTCGATGCCATTGCAGAAAATAACGGCTGTGCGGCGATTTTCCTCCTCGGCATAGCGCATGATTTCGAGAACTGCGGCCCGCGTCAGCTCTTCTTTGTCGGTCGCCTTGGCCAGATCTGACTTTTTGAAGTCGCCGCCAAGTCGGTGTACACCGGCCATGTCGTACTTCACGTCACTCGGCTTGCTGGTCAGTCGACTGAGGTAACCGTCTTCAATCCCCTGCGCCAGACTGTAGGTGTAGACCACAATATCAAAAAGGCGGTCATCGCCTTCATCAAGGCGGCCTGAATCCAGACGATACGGCGTGGCTGTGAAGCCAACCAGCTTCATGTCGGGATTGATTTCCATGAGCGCAGCGATAAGCTTGCGGTACATGGTATTATCATCGTTCGGCACAAGGTGGACCTCATCAATAATCATCACATCGATGTGGCCGATTTCTCGCGCCTTATCCCAGATCGTCTGAAGCTGGGCGAATATAACCTGTGATTGCCGATCGCGGCGCCCAAGGCTGGCGGCATAAATTCCAGCGTTTGCGAACGGGCACATCCCTATAAATTCTTTGAAATTGTCTCCGACAAGTTCCTCGACGTGCACGCACGACAGAACGCGCATGTCCGACCATCCTTCAATAAGGCGCTTGATGACCATAGCCATCGTGCCGCTCTTGCCAGAGCCACCTGCCATATCGACAAGAGGATGACCCGGCTCCTCGTTCCAATAGTTGAAAATGGAATCGACGGCCTCGACCTGATAATAACGTGGATTGAATGGCATCAGGCGGCCCTTCGCATGCCGCCAAAGATTTCAATCTCGATCGACTGAGCAACCATGTAAGCAATCGTGGAACGCGCTTCGTCGGTTAGACCATCATGCGCTTGGATCTCCCAATAAGCGCCTCCCTGCGGCGTTCTTGACCAGATGAATGCCTTCTCCAAAAATGAAATGTCTTCAAGTGCACGGCGCGCGTGATCAACTCTTAATTGCATATGGTCAAAGTCATAGAGTGCCATTTGGTCTCCTCTTGTGGTGTGCGGTCAGGCGTTGGTGGCGCCTAAGCCGATAGTCTCATGGGATTGTTGTCGTTTGCTGGGATCGGTGGATCTGCCTCGACACAGATGCGGGTGCGCAGGGCCGTGCAAATCGCGTGCGTGATCTGTTCTCCGGTCAGGTTCCATCGAATTCGGTCGATCGACTCATCCATGTCCAACTTGCTGATCGACTTGATGCCAATGCGCCGTAGAATGGCATGAAGCTCATCGCGCCAAAGCATCCGGATAGCCTCTGGTGGCAGACAGAACGTCGGCTTTCGATATCGCGCTTGGTTGTGCCACCTCTCTCCGCAATGGATGTGGCCGCTGCGTTGTGCCTTCGGATAGATCCAAACAGTTGCGCCTCGCGCCTGATCAGGCGGAAAGGCTTGGCCTCTCAGATCCACGACGAACTTCTCGTGAAGCGCTGCGAAAACGAACGGCGTCACGCCGCGCATAGCTTTGATCTGATCCGGCAGGCGATCGAGCTTGTCTTTCGCAGATTTGATCTCCACGGCAACAAGTCGATCGACGCCGATGGCCAGGACGTCTATTCGATTGCCAAAGCTGCAGGTGTTGATCTCATGAACGATTCTGCAGCCAGGAATCATGAGCCGCAACATTTCGACAACTGGCTGTCGAATTTCAGCCTCTGCGCTAGATCGATATGCTGGCATCAGCCCACCTCCGCTTGTGTTGCGCCGTCGACGTATGTCGTGCCGTCTGGTCTGCGATAGGTGATCGTCTCGTTCTCTTGGTCGACTTCTACCTGCTCAAATCCAGCGAGCATGCTTGGAATGAACAGATGAGCCGGACAGCCGGCGTCTTGCTCCGCGAGCGACAACGGTTTCTGCCAGCGCGCACAATCCCATCCGGCATTGCCGTCCATCAGCGGAGTGCTGTGGAGGCAAGACCGGCAGTGAGCACGCGGCATCATATCGCCCCAGCAGACGGCGGCCTGCCTGCAGAACGCACCGCGGAAGTCGTCACGCTTGGTGCAAAGCCGTGACGGCGGCTCTGGCATGTTGATGATTCGCTCGATCCTAGCTACGGCGCGCGCCGCATACTCAAAATCGTATTCGACGCGCTCGAAATGCAGATCCTCGTCGTTCTTGTTCGACATCATGTAGTAAACGCGATCGATGCCGAGGCCGTGCATATAGAATTGGAAGGTGGCGTAGTGCTCCGGCTTGCCGATCTTTACGCCATGCTTTTTGACCTTGGCGAATATCTCCTGTTTGGCTGACTTGCATTCGACGACGTGCTCTTTCTTGGGCGCTTCCAGCAGCCCTAGAGCGCGGCCGTCTATCTTGCCGCGCAGATGTCCACCGCAAGCGCGCACTCGGTCCTGCTCGCCCCAGACGTTCACGCCTACCATTCTGAGGAGATCTAGGAGGCGTTCTTCCTCTATGTTGCCTCGTTCGAAGATGCGCCGCTTCTGCCATGTGATGACTTCAGGCACAGACGCGCGCCGAAAGGCCAGCCAGACGGCGCGGTCGCATTCCACGCCGATGTCGCCGGCAGGAACGCCGACGGACTCCCACTCGTCGTGACCAGCTTCGAGGGCTTCCTGCACAGCGCGGAGCGTGGATGGCGTGACCTTTGGGATAGGTGCCATTATATGCCGGCCTCCCGTGCCAGCATCCTGGCAATGGGATTTCTGGCTGTCAAAAGGCCGCCTTGCATATCGAGGTACGAGCCGTTGGCCTGAAGACCTCCCCCGAACTCTAGATCGTATTTTTCCGACTCTGACCATCCGCACGCACAGCCGTAGGGGCCGTGGATAACGCCGACGCCGACATCAACACTATCGCGCCAGGCACCATCGCCGCACCGAGGGCATATGCCCTCGGACATCATTGTCTCATGAACTTTGGTCATGCCGCCACCTTGAGAGCCATAGCCAACTGGTAGGCAGACTCGCAAGCTGCTTTGCTCTTCCAGCTAGGCAAGAACTCACGCTCGAGCGCGGTGATGCCATCATTGATGCGGCCCGATCTGATCATGACGATGGCGGACAAAACCACGTCGCGTGGACTTCCGGAATGGCCGATTCTCTCGGCCATATCCAAAATCTCTTCGTCGGTCAGCGCCTCGACGATCTCATCCATTTCGACGTCGACGCTGACCGATATGCTTTTGCGGGGGTGCTTTGCCATTCGCCTAGACTCGCATCGGCATGCCGACGAGCGTAAGCCCCTCAAAGCAGGCAGAGGTGAAGAGCCCCGGCGAGCCGCTATCGGCGAGAGCAATCGTGACCTGGCCGGATGGCATCGCGCCGAACATGTCGCGAAGATACGCGGCATTGAAGCCGATCGATATTGGTTCGCCGCTGTATTCTGCCTCTATTTCGTCGGTCGCGCTGCCCGAATCCGGATTGCTGACGGTGAAAGTAACTGAGCCCGGCGCGATGCTCAGCTTGACAGCACGACCGCGCTCGCTGCTAACCGTCGACACGCGATCGGAAGCCTTCATGAACTCGTCTCGATTCACCGAAATGAACTTGTCGTTGCTCTTGGGGATGACACGCTCGTAATCCGGAAACGTTCCGTCGACCAGTTTCGACGTCATGACGAAGTCACCGGCCGTGATCCGGATCTTGGATTCGGAAACTGCAACGGTGACGGTGCCTTTCGGCAGAAGGCTGACGGTCTTGCGCGGAACGATGACGCCGGCGAAGATTGGACCGGCGTCGCCCACGTTCTTGGCAAGGCGGTGACCATCAGTCGCTACCGCGATCGTGCTTTCTTCCGTGCCAATGAAGAAGACGCCATTGAGGTAATAACGCACCTCTTCGCTGGATATTGCGAATGAGACCGGCGCGAAGAATGCCGCAAGGTCGATATCGAACTCCGTCGTGAATTCGCCGGCGCCAGCGATATCGGGGAAGTCCGATGCCGGCAGCGTGGCAAGGGTGAACTTGCTTCGGCCGGATGCGAAGATGAGACTGTCGCCCTTCTTTTCGATCGAGATATCGTCGGAGCCTGCCTTCTTGACGATGTCACCGAGCAGCTTGGCGCTGACTGTGAGGCTTCCAGGCTTGGCGATCTTGGCCGGTGCGCTTGCCGTGGCCAGGATATCGAGATCCGTGCCTGAGACGGTGAGCGTGTCTTGTCTGGCATCGAGCAGGACGTTGCTCAAGATCGGGATGGTGTTTCTGGCCTCGACGACACGGCCGACATTGGTAATGACGCGCGCCAAGTCGGCACGCTGAATGGTGAGCTTCATAAAAATCTCCTCTTGTGGTGGAAGACGGCGGGCCGCTGGTGACGACCCGCCAAGCGGTAGTTACTTGCTGCCCCAAGGCCGACGGCCAGGCGTAGCAGCAGCAGCTTGCGCTGCAGGGAGTGCGTTGTTATTCGCAGCAGCACGTTGCGCCGGCGCTGGCCTGTTGTCGTTGGCCGGCGCCGGTCGATCCTCGTTGCGCTTCTTGCCTTGCGTCCCGTCGCCGATGACGCCGAGCTCCGGAACGGGCTCTTTGGCCGCGTCATCGGTGTAGAAGAAGCGCTCGATCTGGTTCTTGTCCTTGTAGAACCCACCGGCAGGATTGGCGTTACCGACCTGAATCCCGACCTCGGCAACGAACGATTTGAACAGAAGGTCGTCGGTATCGGTGTCTGCCGTGATCTCCTCGCCGACGGCACGACCGAATCTGTCGAACATGGGCTTTCCGTACTTGTAGGCGCCGTGCTGGTAGCCATCGGAATGGACAATGGTCCAATAGGCCCAGAACTTGCGACCCTTGAATTCCTCAGGCGCGATCACCTCGAATGTGATTTCAGCCTGAAAGCCTTTCTCGTCTTTGGTAGGCGGGAGATTGATCGCCTCCGCCTGAAGCTGGGCGTACATGTGGGGCAGGATGCCACCACCCCCGCCCTGCTTCTCGGTGTTCTCGTATTCTGCCTCGTAGTTATTGCCGATCTTGGCCATGCAAGTCTCCTTCGTGTGGTGGTGGTTTAAGCAGCCCGCGATAATTCGCGAGCGCGGATCTGAGCGAGGCGCTTATCGGTGTAGATCACCGGCTTGTCGCCATCCACGACGTGCGCCCATAGTCCACGTTCGACGTTCGCCTGGATGCCGAAAAGGGGTTCAGCTTCCGTGCTATGCCAAGGGTGGACGCGGTGCTTTCGGCCTTGGACCGGATTGCAGAACGCGATCATGCCGCCTCGTCCTGCTCGTCAGGTTCGACTTCCGCCGTGACAACGTCAGGCTGCGGAGGGAAGTAGGTGTTCAACACCGCAAACCCCTGCCCCTGCTTGTATTCAAGGATAGCCTTGGGGATTTGGTACCTGTTACCCGCGATGAAGCCGGGCCGCTCCTGCACGGCGATATTGACTTCGCCGCCGCCCGAACCGCGCTTCGCTGTCTTCTTGAAGCCGAGATCCTCCTTTTGGATCGACACGCGTTGATGCAGGAAGCCAATCAAATCCGAAGCATCGCATACCGCACTGCCGGCGTCGTCGCGCAGGTTGAGCATGTACCGCGGATAGCTGTCGGTGGTGACGCCTGGAACGGTCTTGGCTTTGACGTGCGAGATGAGCACGACGTAAAAACCCGCCTTCTTCAACGCCAGCACCTTCTTGATGAACTCAAGCCAGATGGCGTGAGCTGCGGCATATCCCTTGCCAAATCCTGGCTCCTCGATATCGGCCCAGCCATTGCGAGCGCAGGCCTCGGTGTTGATAAACACCTCCAAGCCGTCCAGCGCGTCGAGCACGAACGTGCGTCGATCGTGTTCCGCCTCAAGCATGAACTCGATCTGATCGAGAACGTCGCCATAGTTGTCAGAGACACCGAAAGATTTCATCGGCGTGCCGGCGCTCTGTCGTTCGCCTTCGCCGGTTCGGCAGTAATATGGCGACGGGAACTCAGAGGCGAGTGTCGTTTTTCCCAGCTTCGCGCCGCCGTAGATCGTCGTGATCGGCGGATCGGTATCGGACGTATCCTTGAGCTCTTCCCAAGAAATTGCCATGCATTTCCCTCCTAGATAATAAGGATGACGCCGAGGATTAAGGCCAAAGCCACAAGGGTCACCCACCAGCTGAACGGATCGGGACCATTCGCGGGGGTCTTGACGCACTCTTTTTTGTTGAGATAGTCGGCAAGCTTGTCAGCGCTCCAAATCACCGCAACCATTGCGGAAATGGCAATGATGCCAGCACCGAAGGCCGGAAAAGCGAAACCGCTGACTACCAAGGCGGTAATCAGGGCGGCGACCAACGCCCGGCGAAGGATCGGCGCCGTAAAAATCGTGGGTGTGATAGCGGTGGCTGGTGCGTCGATCGGCACGTAGTCGATCGGTTCGCCGGTAATGGGTCTACCCCATGGTGAATCAGTCATGGCAAAAGTCTCCTCTAGCCGTGCGCTTGGTGGGCGCACGGCGTTGCTGTGGTGGCTGTTTGGTGGTTAGGCGGCGCGCAGCACTGCGCGCGTCACGGTCTCCGTGACGGTGTCAGCGATCTTGCTATCCGCAAGATCGCTGACACCGAATTCCGATCCGGGATAAAGGAGAGCAAGGCGCTCTGCTTCCTTCGCGGCGCTGTCCTGATCGGCGTGAACCTTCGGCCGTGTCGCCGGCTTCAGCTGGCCGCTCTCGATCAGTGCGACGATGGCGGTGGGTTGGGCGGCGGTGACGAGTTCGATTTCTTCATATGACAGGAATGTGCTGTCGCCAGCGCGATCAGTTGCCCATACGCCACTGTCCAGAACAGTTGTCACAGGAAGAATGTCGCCGGGTTCCGTGCTGCACCAATGAACGAGAGACCGCACCCGGTCGCCGACCTTCGGCGGCCAAGCCACTGGCTGCTCGACGAGCTCGATCTCGTCTTCAAGCACGGCCCAATAGTCGGAGAGCTTATCCCAATCGACATACGGCACTGTTGAATCTTCACGGACAGTTCCGCGATCTCCGACTTGCAGGTTGTAGTCCCGCATCGTATCTTCGGTTAGCCGCACCCGATCTCCAACCTTGAATTTGCTCATTACGCTGCTCCTCTCGTGGTGGTGTCTTTGCGGAGCTCGCGCTCCTTGGTGAAGTCGACGACATTGCCATCGTCGATCGGCAGCTTCGCGCCGGCGGCGCCGGTTGCTGGTCGGTCCATATGCCGAAGCGTCACGGCATAGAACAATTTCGGCTCCATCGAGCCGGCGAGCTGCACAGTGTAAAACCGGCCGAAATCAGATTCGCCGACGACGATGCCAAAAAAATCGGTGTTGAGTTTGCATTCGACCCAATCGCCTTCATCGAAGCAATCACAGTCGCAATTATTGTCGGCCGTGCTCATGCTGCCACCGCATCTAGGGATGGCAGACGCGCCACACTCACTGGCATCCTGCCGCTTGCCGTTGAGCAGCCACCGTTGTGAGGCATCATCTTGATGATCTTGTTGTCGTTCGCGGCAACCGGAGCGCGGCTGCGGAGTGGCGTGCGGCTGCCGCCTAGGCGAAAATAAACCGATTGGTGGCTGACACCCAGTCTTTCGCCGATCGCTCTTAGGGAAAGTCCTTCTTCCCTCATTGAGCGCATAATTTCATTCACAGAGTTGTCCATATAGTCTCCTCATACTCGTGGTGGTGATCTCGGCGCTGGTTGACGCCTTGACAAATTTGTAATATGCGAATGTCTAGTGTAAACATGCCCTCCTATGCAAGGTCGAAACGATGGCCAAAGTCTCCGGCAACTCTCGCTTCGCGCAAATGTTGCTGAACGAACAGACCAGGCGCGGCCTGACGGATCGTGAGATCGCCGAAAAGCATAACTGGCTGCAACAGACGTTCAGCCGTTGGAAGATGGGCAGCTTGCCGCGCCCTCACATGTACGCGTCGATCGCCAATTTCCTGCAGATCGACACGGCCATTATCCGCGAGCTCGTCGACGAGGCGAAGTCCAGCACCGGCAGCAGCAAACTCCCCAAAGTCGGAGCGTTCAGCACGGCGCGTGCCTACGGCAAAGTCGTCGATCGCAAAGATGGCAAGTATGCCTTTGAGGCGTTCAACCAAGGGCGTAAGCGCATTCCTGAAGGTCGCTACGCCATATCGATCGACACTAAAGTCATGGAGCCCGCCCTTCTCGTCGGAACGAAGGCATGGATCGACCCGGCTGTTTGGCCGAAACCAGGCAACGAGGTGATTGTTCATGCCAAGAGCGGGGCGGCGTGGATCGGCCGACTGGTTTCCGTGGCGGACGGACAGGCTACCCTTGAGCGCCTGTCGGCGGGGACGATGACGGTTCGAGACGTAGAGGCTGTACATGTCATCGTCCTTTCTGAGCGGCTAGCGCAGTAGGCGAGCCGATAAAACTTGACAAATTTGTACAATGTTGGTAAACATCGCGCGTCGCTGTGGTGGCGATATGGAAATCCGGAGTTTACGGCATGGCCCTGCCAAGTCTCCTCCTCCGAGATAGTACGAGCTGTATCCGCAAGCCGTTAAACGGGTGGTGCCGGCCTTCGGGTCGGTTTGCGAATGCGGCGAGCTTCTTCAGGGAATATCCGAGAGACAATAAAAACGCCGCCAAATGCGTCACTGCACCCGGCGGCGTTTATGTAAGTCAACTTGATGTTGGTTGAATTTCTCATGATGTCCCCTTTTGTTGGTGCTCCTACAAAAAGGGAAAGCCGCCTCGATGGGCGGCTTCTCTTCTTCTGGGAGGACCTGCGCCTTTCGGCGCTAATGCTCTTCTGACGGTGGTTTCCTTTTTATTTTGCCGCATGCTCACTCCTGAAATGTTGCCCTGTTAAAATTGTCCAATATGAATGCCGGTTGGCTAACGCCGCCCTTTTGAAAAAGTCTTCATTTCTTCAACGAGGAAATCAATCGCATAATCCATTGATTGATTCAACCACTTTCATTGATTTTTGCTGTGTATTTTGATAAATAATTGATCAACAAGGAGATTTTTAATGTCACGGCTTACGGAAAGGTTGCACGAGCAATCTGAAAAACTCAATGTGAAGCAGATTGATATCGCGACTCGGCTGAGCATCACGCCGCAAGCTGTGAACAATCTCTTCAATGGCAGGGCTGCGTCATCGGCATATTGGAAAGAAATCGCGCAAATGCTTCAGATTTCGGAGGTGGAAATGCGTTCTCTGATGACTGAAGCTGGCCGCGATCCCGAGGCGCACAACAAGGCCCCAATAGCCGCCATATATTCCGAGGTGGAGCAATCAAACGCAAAAGTCTTGGAAAATCAAATTCCAACTACGCGGCCGGGCCGCATGCTGCCAGTCCTCGGCGAAGCAGTTGGCGGCGATGACGGGGAGTATATCTTCAACGGCCAGGTCGTCGATTATATCGCGTGCCCGCCTTCTCTTGTAAACGTTCCGGACGCCTACAGTGTATATGTCGACGGCGAGTCTATGTCGCCGCGCTATAAGCCTGGCGAGACTGTTTACGTTCATCCACGGAAGCCACCGAGGCGCGGGGATGACGTAATTGTGCAGATCCGCGGACGCGACGAATCATCGCCTCCACGTGGCTTCATAAAGGAGTTTGTGGGATGGGCTGGAACGAAGCTCGTTCTATCGCAATACAATCCAGTTAAGCGAATCGACTTTGAGCGTGATGATGTGGTGAGCGTTCATTTGGTTGTGCTTTCAGGAAAATATGCATAAAACTAAATCAGGCAATTGACTAAACTAAATTGATTGATTATTGATCTCCTCACCGCCAGTACCGTGGCGGACACCACTGAGGAGACCAACAATGTTAGACAGAAGATTCGTCGACGAACTCGAGACTGATTACACACCCACCAATGCCGCCGGCTCCGTAGAGCCAATGCAGCGCCCTGACCATAAGGCAAAGAAGCGCGGCCGCCCAAACGGCAAGCCTTCCTATATGCGTCGTTTTCCCAAGAACCCTCGCGATGGTGAAGCCGTCGGCGGGGGTCATTTCGTTTTTCGGCGCGGCGATAGCACCGGCCGAATTCGCCCGTGCATGTGGCCCTTCGAACATCCCGATTTCGATTCTGCCTCGAACGAGGCCTCGCGCCTCGCAGGTGAGCACGGCGGCACGTTCGACGTTTTTTCCCGCTCTTTGAGCGTCAGCGTCACCAAGGACGCAGCTGAGTGACAATTCGCGGCTTTGTTCAAGACATATGCGCTGGCTTAGCCGCCGGCGCTTTTGTCTTCACCGTCACCATTTGGGCGTCGTACCTGACGCACTGATCACCACCACACCACATTGAGGAGACTGACTTATGGCCAAGAAATCCACGAAAATCGACGCGACTGCAGAAGCGACACTGACGACCTACAAGGGTTTCGGCAAGGACTGGAAGTGCAACCCAGGCGGCGTATCATTTCAATATGAGATCGGCGCCACCTACAAGACCGACAAGCAGGTCGTGCGTTGCGGCGCCGGTGCGTTTCATTCGGTTCTGATGCCGTTGGATGCCTGGAACTACTACGGGCCAGCTACGAGCAAGTTCGCATCGACCTCGGTCGGCGGCAAAGTCGTCGATGATCCGGATGGCGATAGCAAAATCGCATCGGCCGAGATCACGATCAATGCGGAGCTGCGCCTGCCCGAATTCATTCGAGCTGCGGTAAAATGGATCGTCGATGCGGCGAAAGAGAGCGTTACTACCGGATACCGTGCGCACGCCGCCAGCACCGGGAATGGTGCGCACGCCGCCAGCACCGGGAATGGTGCGCACGCCGCCAGCACCGGATACCGTGCGCACGCCGCCAGCACCGGGGACTATGCGCACGCCGCCAGCACCGGGGACTATGCGCACGCCGCCAGCACCGGGGACTATGCGCACGCCGCCAGCACCGGGAATGGTGCGCACGCCGCCAGCACCGGGAATGGTGCGCACGCCGCCAGCACCGGGAATGGTGCGCACGCCGCCAGCACCGGGAATGGTGCGCTTTCGGCCGCTCTCGGAGCAAGATCCACGGCCAAGGCCGAGGTAGGTGGTGGCATCGTTCTCGCCGCATATGACGAAACCGTCTTCCCGGCAAAGCTCGTTGCCGTCCGCGCGTCTCTCGTTGGCCAGAACGGCATCGAGGCCGGCAAATCGTACCGCCTGACCACCGCAGGCGAATTCGAAATCGTCGAGTAATAGGCATCGGCGGCCGGCACCAACCGGCCGCATCCACCACAATGAGGAGACAACAATGAACAAGCCAAGAAGATTGACACTTGCCGGCCACGAACAGCCGACGCCATATGTCGCACCGCGACGTCCGCTGCCTGCCGTCCCGCTTCTTACGATCGACCGTGCCATTGCAGACGGCATGTCGCCCCTGCAGCTGCGTTGGGTCGCTGAGGCGAACCGGAAGGTGGCCAACGGGAAGAATGCGCGCCTTGAGCGCCAAGCGGCCAATCTGGTGGCAATCGCCGATCGCATGGAGCTGTTGGGTTACCGCACGAAGGTGGCGGCATGACCGACATGGTGCGGATAGCAGAAATAGATCATCGGCCGATCGCCTCCCCCTCCGATGCTGAACGGCATGAGAGGGCGGTACCGGACGGCTGGCAGTTGGTGCCGAAAGTGGCGACGATGGAAATGGTCGCGGCCGGAAGTAACTGGTCGGGTCTTCCGGCGCAAACGTGGACCGACATGATTGATGCCGCCCCACCCCCACCCGTAGCGGTGCAAGACCCGGTGGCCTTGAAGGTGCTGGAGTGGGTGGAAGCGTCAAGCGGATACTGGAAAGCCTATTCCGTAGGCGGCAGGTACAGCACTTATCGTGTGAGCCACGCGCTCGGTTTTGATCTTCGCCGCGATGGCGAAAGCATAGGTGAATATCACCTGTCGCTTGAAGCAGCCAAAGCCGCCGCCCAAGCCGACTACGAGCAGCGTATCCGCTCCGCTCTCTCCACCTCCCAAAGCGACCCCGCAAAGACGGAGGCAGACGGATGAGGATCATCGAAAAGCGCCGAGGCTACTTTCTCGGCACCCACAAGGGCGCAGAGATCGAGATTGATCGTGATCCGTGCCCGGGCGCACCAGAACGCAAATTCTACATCATCGTCCGTTGGAAAGATGGCGGTTATCTCTATCAGGGATGGTCCCCCGAAGGGGTCAATACCATGGCTGAGGCCAAGCGCGACGCAATCAAGGGAGCATGCCTGTGAACAGCAAGGAAGTTCGAATTTACTTTGTTACGTGGCCGGATGGCAAGCTGTTTGAAGGTACGCAGACTAGCACGAGCGAAAGCATCGCCGTTGGTCGCGCCATCCACACTTGGCTCACCCCCCAATTCTTTCCCGCTATTGATCTAGGCGGCCTACACCATGGGCCTATGCGTCCCCTTTGGGAAGCGATGTTGCGTGCCGGCTTCAAAGTCCAGTCTGTTGAAGTCGAAGCACAGGGAATAAGCGCATGACAAATCTGACAGGAAGCGATGAAATCCCGTATCAGTGCGATGCCTGCTCCACACCCGGTTATGGGCTAGACACAAAGTGCGAGTGCTCCCCAAGCGACCCCGCACCCGAGATGGCCGCGCTTAGGGCGGCTCTTGCACCGCTCGTGGCAATAGCTGATGCCTATGACGACAATGCCTTGGACGACGAGGCGCGGAAGTTCTGGGGCCTCAATTCTGAGCACGAGAACGATCGCCGACCGGAAAACATTGAGCTCTATGCTGGTCGTGGTGGGAAACGCCTGCTGACCCTGGCCGACTGCCTCGCAGCCCGCAGTGCGATCAACAAGGAGAAACGCCCATGACGGACATCTTTGTATTCGGCTCAAACCTTGCCGGCATCCATGGTGCCGGTGCAGCTCGCTTCGCTGTCCAGCGCCACGGAGCTATCTATGGTCAAGGCATTGGCCTGCAGGGTCGCAGCTATGGCATACCGACGAAAGATGAGCGGATCGAGACGCGCGGCTTGGTAGAAATCGAGCGTGACGTTATCGAGTTTATGGCCTTCGCTCGATCTAGGCCTGACTTGACCTTCTACGTCACGCCGATCGGCTGCGGACTTGCCGGCTACAAGCGTCCGCAGATCCGGCCGATGTTCGACGGAATGCCGCCCAATTGCAGATTTGCCGAAACATGGGAGGATGCCGACTTATGACCAGAGAACCGGCGAACGACAACGCTCCTAATGGAAGCGTCCACACGCTGGACGAGGCAGCGTCGCATTTGCGTCTCACCAACCGAGGCGTGGCAAAGATCGCCAAACAGCACGGACTGTGCCTGGTGCGCGGTCGGGATATTCTTTTCACTGATTCCGACATTGAAGCAATCAAGGATGTACTGAGATGCCCCTCAAAATCTACAAGCGCGGTAAAGTCTGGTGGATCAGCGGCACCGTCCATGGACAAACTGTCCGCGAGTCTACAGGCACTAACGAAAAAGAAGTCGCGGAAGCGCTCCGTGTCAAGCGAGAGGCGGGCCTCGTAAGCGACCACGTCTTTGGTCCAAAGGCTACCCGCACCTTCGCGCAGGCGGTTGAGTCATATCTGAAGGCTGGCGGAGACCCTCGATTCATTGGGACGGTTGACGCCGGACTGCTTGCTCATTTCTATAGTTGGCCGCTGAAGGACATTCAACAAAACGACCTCGACGACGCGGCGCGCACACTATACCCGACCGGGCAGCCAGAGACGCGCAATCGGCAGTGTTACACACCTTTCGTCGCTGTCTGGAACCACGCTGTCTTGAATGGATGGGCAGACCTCCGGAAGTGGTCTCGCCCGAAGAAGGCAAAGGGCACCAACGTGGTGCGCATTAAAAAGCGCCGTGCCGGCACGTTCCCGGTTGAGTACGGTCACGCGGCCAAATTCATCGCCGCAATGTCGCCGGGGCCGGCCATGCTCATGACGACACTTTTCTATACCGGCATGCGTCCGATCGAGCTGTTTGCGCTTGAAGCCAACGAAGTGAATGTCGCCGGGCGATGGATCACGCTCACGCACACGAAGACAGGCGAGCCCCGCGGCGTGCCCATGCATGAATTCTTGGTGCCGATATTCGAGTCGCTGCTGAAGCGCAATTCGCTGGCAGATGATCCGCGTCTGTTCCGAACACCACGCGGTGAGCCTTACGAGGTCATCGTAACGGATGAGGAAGGGAAAGGAGGAGGAGGTCTTAAGTCCGCTATCAACGGAGCGCGTCGACGTTCCGGCATCAAAGATATCGCGCCCTACACCGGTCGGCACTCTTGCTCGACGGGCCTTGTCGTGGCGGGTGTCCACCCGCACATCAAGGACCAGATCCTTGGCCACGCCGCAGACGACATGAGCCGACACTATACGAACGTGCCGCAGGCGCCGTTGATTGAGGCAATCAACAAGCTGCCGGTGCCAGAGACTTGGCGCGCGCTGGCGTGGCTGGAAGATCCGCTTGCGTGGTCTGGCAAACTCGCGGAGGGAACTGGCCGCCGGACGGATTTGGAGAGGAAGAAGGGATGAGTGTGTGGCGATATTGCAGCCACTGCGGCAATGGCCAAGACAGGATAACGCTCGACGACATTGAGCGAGACGTTTACAGCGACACGTCCCGCGTCAGATGTAGCCACTGCGATGAGGAGCGAGACGACGACACGCCGTACGAGCGGTTTGCCCTGCTGCTGGAAGAAGTGAATAGGCTACGGTCGATCCTGGCGCCGCCTCAACAATAACCCCGCTTCTGCGGGGTTTCTTTTTGCCAATTGCCCAAGTTGTACAAAATATGTACGGTCCTCTGAGGCGCACCATCTAAATACTATGTAAGCATTACACAAATATACATAAGACTAAACCCTTGGTAAGGGAGAGGCCGAGAGTTCAAATCTCTCTAGCAGCACCAGTTTTTCCCAACAATCGTAACTGCAAGACTGTTGCGTGAATTGTGATAAGCGAACGCGAGACTGCATGAAACGTGGCGTGAATTGCACAGCTATATGCGCAATATCCGTGCAACAAGTTCCTGTAACCTTCGTGCGCCGCCCGCAATCGGGCCGCAAATCTTTCATTTCCGGGCCACCGATGCCCCAAAGAAGCCGGTATCAACAGAATCGAGATCTGGCGGCTAAAATGATGGATCCATTGTCCAAATTTCTATAGGGTTGCACCTTGCAAACCGAATGACTTACTAGTCTATTTAGGGTAGAAAATGATTCTGAATATAGAGGAAATCGTGCAGCAGGTCCCTCTGCCAATGATTGTCAAAGATGACGCCAGCCGACAACTCAAGGGCGTTCCCGCGAAGAGCGTCGATCTAGTTGTTTGCTCGCCGCCTTATAATATTGGCAAAATATACGAGCGTGATCGTAAACTTTCCCTCTCCGAATATCTTGATTGGCAGAGCAGTATTGTTGCCGATTTAGCCACAGTAGTGAAACCCACTGGGAGCGTCTGCTGGCAGGTTGGTAACTATATCAAAGACGGCGCTCTTACCCCACTCGACATACCGTTTTATGAGATCTTTCGCTCCCAGGGGTTCATTCTCAGAAATCGCATCATTTGGCGGTTTAATTTTGGGCGAAACTCAGACCGACGGTTCTCAGGACGGTACGAAACCGTTCTGTGGTTCACCAAAAGCGATAGCTACAAATTCAACCTGGACCCCGTGCGAGTGCCTCAGTTATATCCAGGGAAAAGGCACGCAAAATCGAAGGGCTCATCGGCAGGACTACCCAGTGGCAATCCTAAGGGAAAGAACCCGTCAGACTACTGGGAATTTTCAGCTGAGCGCGACTTTTTCGAAAATCCTGTTTGGGAGATTCCGAACGTAAAGGCTGGCCACCCGGAGAAGACCGAGCACCCTTGCCAGTTTCCTATCGAATTGGCGGAACGATGCATCCTCGCACTGACCGATGAAAACGACTTCGTGTTGGACCCCTTTGTAGGCACGGGTGCAAGCATGATCGCCGCAGCAAAGCTGCGCCGCCGTGGCTTAGGAATCGACAAAGACGCAGGCTTTGCCAAGTTAGCATCCGACCGAATTGCAGATTTCTCGAACGGTACTCTCAAGATGCGGCCGTCAGGAACGCCAGTACGCCGCCCGGTGGCGGGAGAGAAGGTAGCCAAGATACCTGAGGAATGGCAAATGTAATATTAGGGTTGATGGCTGGGGAAAATGAGCACACCGAAAAAGCCAAACAAAAATAAACCAAAAAAATCCGCTGAAGAGAAGAAACAAGAGCGTATCCAACGGGACCATGAGACACTGGTACGTGGCGCTTTTCGGAATGCTGGTTTCGTAAGCGTACCGGCCGCATCGAACAAGAACTTCACCTTCGAAGGCTCGACGACTGATATCGACGAGGTTTTTGTTTTCGAGAACATAATCGTTCTATGCGAGTATACGATCAGCCGTCCCGATGATATATCCACACATCTAAAAAAGAAAAAGATACCTTACGACAAGATACTCGACAATATAACGGGTTTTATTTCGTTTTTTAGCGATAAATACGCGGCATTTAAAGCCGCCCTTGGGAACAAGTATAGTATATATCAATATAGACTGGTAATTGTCTACTGCTCTCTTCGGGGAGTTCGCAGCGAGACGAAATCTGAAGTCCCGAGGCTCAAGTACTTCGATTACAACGTGGCCCACTATTTCAGCATAGTTAGCAAGTCGATGCGACGATCCGCTCGCTTTGAGCTGTTTGATTTCCTAGGCCTGACATCGAAGGACGTGGCCGATGGCGTACTGACGTCCAAGCAGGGCACCTCTACATATCCAGGATCAATCTTGCCCGAATCCCATTCTAATTTCGGTTCGGATTTCAAGGTTGTATCCTTTTATGTTGATCCTCAAGCATTGCTTGAGCGTTGCTATGTATTGCGAAAATACGGATGGCGGGAAGGCGGCGCCGTCTACCAACGAATGATATCCCCGAGCAAAATAGCTTCTGTTCGAAAATACCTTCGCGACCAGCGTCGCGTCTTCATCAATAACATCGTCGTAACTCTACCGGACGACACTAGACTGTTAGACCCAGATGACTACACGATTGATCCAAAAACAATCCAAGATACCCAACCCGGCAAAATCCAGATACCTGATCGATTTAACACGATTGGTATCATTGATGGTCAGCACCGCGTGTTTTCCTATCACGAAGGCGGCGCTTTCGATGACGACATTTCGGTCCTAAGAGCCCAGCAAAATCTGCTTGTGACAGGTGTGGTCTTTCCAAAAGGGATGTCGGAGGGCGACAGACTCAAGTTTGAAGCAAAGCTTTTCCTTGAAATCAATTCCAATCAGACAAACGCCCGATCCGATCTTAAGCAAGAAATCAGCCTTGTCATTAACCCGTTCTCCCCGGAATCGATCGCAAAGCGTGTTGTAAACTATTTGAACGACAAACATGGCCCGCTTACCGACCACTTTGAGAGATATTTTTTCGAAAAAGAAAAGCTCAAGACGACGAGCGTGGTTTCTTTTGCGATAAAGCCGCTCACCAACCCGCAAACTAAACAATCCCTTTTTCAGCTTTGGAATGATGAGCGAAAAGAGAGAATGCTGGAAGAAGAGAACCACGAGGCTCTTAATGCGTATGTTGCATTCTGCGCATCAGAGGTTAGCAAGATCTTTTCGGCGGTTAAAGAGAATCTGTCGAAAGAACGATGGAGCGCAGACCGAAAGCTTCCCGACAGCTTTTTGACTACGGCCAATGTTAATGGGCTGCTCAGTTGCTTGAGACGGTTGGTGGTTGCTGGAGAACTGTACGAGTTTGAGGATTATAAAAAACATTTTTCGGACATCGCGACTTTCGCCTTCGGCTCCTTCCGTTCTAGTCAATACAATAGAATGGGTGGGAAACTTTACGAACTATACTTTGCGAAGACATCCAATATACCTACTAACTGATATTGGAATCTGAGTGAACCTAGCGCAGCAGACGGAAAAGAAGTACTGATCGAGATTGATTTTGATACTCAGAATACCGTTATCGCTGAAGCTACCAAAAGGGCATTCGGCGCCAGCGAAGATGTCGTTTGCGAAGGTGTAATTAACGCCACACCCTCCCCAATTCCGCTGCAATCCCCCGTTTAAACCCTCCCATCCGTCACACCCTCTTGCCCGGGAGAGCAGCCCTCATGTCGAAACTCCGCGTCGCCGTTTTGTTTGGTGGCCAGTCCAGCGAGCATGATGTTTCCATCATGTCGGCCCGCAATGTCATCCGGGCGATCGATGCCGGGACATATGAGGTCGTCCCGATCCTGATCGATCGCGCCGGGCGCTGGCTGCTGGTCGAGGCGGAGGGCGGCGTGTTGGCGGAGCCGATTGTCTATGAAGGCACGGAGGTTTGCCTGTTGCCGGGGGCGAAGGGTCGGCTGCTGGCGCTGGAAGGCGACGGCGCACGGGAGATCGCGGCCGTCGATGTGCTGTTTCCGGTGCTGCATGGGCTTTATGGCGAGGATGGCTCCATTCAGGGCCTTGCCCAGATGGTCGGCGTTCCCCTTGTCGGCTGCGGAATATTGGGTTCGGCAAACGCGATCGACAAGGATATCGCCAAACGGCTGTTGCGGGAGGCAGGCCTGCCGGTTGCGCGCTCCGTCACTGTCGTGCGTGGCGAAAAGCCGGATTTCGAGGCAATCGTGAGCGCGCTCGGCTCGCCCGTTTTCGTCAAGCCTACCCGCCAGGGGTCGTCGGTCGGCGTCAGCAAGGCGCATGATGCCGGGGAATTCGAAAGCGCGCTGGCCGATGCCTTCCGGCATGACCGCAAGGTGCTCGTCGAGGAATTCGTCCGCGCCCGGGAAATCGAATGCGCCGTGCTGGAGCAGCCGGATGGCGCGCTGTTCGTCTCCGTGCCGGGCGAGATCGCTACTGCGGCGACGCACGGCTTCTATTCCTATGATGCGAAATATATCGATCAGGACGGCGCCGTGATCACCATCCCGGCGGATATCCCCGCCGAGACTGCGGAGACGCTGCGGCGCATGGCGGCAGATGGCTTCCGGGCGCTGGGATGCGAAGGGCTGGCGCGGGTCGATTTCTTCGTGCGGCCGGATGAGAGCGTTGTCATCAACGAAATCAACACCATGCCGGGCTTCACCAATATCAGCATGTACCCCAAGGCCATGGGCGCCTCGGGCATTTCCTATCCGGAACTCGTCGGCCGGCTGATCGAGCATGGGCTTGCCAGAGCAAGGCAAGCCTAAAGCAATTCCAGGAAAAGTGCTGAGCGGTCTTCGTCCGCAATTGCATCAAAACAGACAGCGAGGGCGGCAGGGGTTTCGCCGCCGCCCCTTCCCTGCCCGTCAGACCTTTTCTGTCTTCTTGACCTTCACCTTCGGCTCGGCCGGCGCATCGGGCGTCGGGGCCAGCAGCTTTCTGAGCGAAGCAATCTTGTCCTTCACCAGCGGACGGAAGCGGGTGGCGCGATAGGGCATGTCGTCGGCGCCATAGCCTTCGGGGCCGTCATCATTGCCGCGATGGATCTCCTCGAGCTTCACGCCAATGAAGGTGCCGTCGACATAATGCGTATATTCGCCGACCCAGCGGATCGTGTAGATTGTGCCCTTGCGGATCAATTGGTCGATGCTGACATGCTTGAACTTGTCATCGATACAGACGACCTTCTGGCCCACATGGAAATCGTAGCTCAC